AAGCGACAGAGCAAGCGACAGAGCAAGCGACAGAGCAAGCGACAGAGCAAGCGACAGAGCAAGCGACAGAGCAAGCGACAGAGCAAGCGACAGAGCAAGCGACAGAGCAAGCGACAGAGCAAGCGACAGAGCAAGCGACAGAGCAAGCGACCGAGCAAGCGACCGAGCAAGCGACAGATAGCGTGGATCAAGAACTTGAAACTCTGATCTCGGATCCAGAAGCAGACACGGCGTTGCAGCAGCTGATTGGAGTAGGCCCGGAGTAGTGTATGCCGAGAGAGTCATCAAATCTGAGTGTTGTACCGGGCCCGACCGATCGCCTGAAGGGCGAGCCTCTCAAGGCCTACCAAGCTTTCTTGGTCTACCGTGACATGGCCCCTACGGAGCGCTCGGCACGAGCCGTTGCGAAACGAACCGGGAAACGCTCCCATCGTCGTTTGGAACAGTGGTCGAGCAAATGGCACTGGGTCGAGCGCGCTGCTGCATGGGATGCGCTGGTTGATCAAACCTATCAGCAGGCCCGGCTTGATGACGTTGTGCGTTTGAAGTCTCGGCACCTGGAGCAAATCGAGGCGTTGCGACAGGTCTGCGTGCGCGAAGTAGCTGCCTACCTTAGGCGCTCGAAAGAGGCGGACGTGAACGCGGAAGGCAAGCGCGGGGAGCCGCTGTTGAAACCGAATGAGCTCTTGCGCCTGTCGGAGCAAGTGATCACAATGGGTCGACTGATTCTGGGTCAGCCTACTGAGCATACAGAAACCACGGAGGCGTATGACCCGAGCAATCTTTCGGACGACGACCTCCGTACACTCGTGCGATTGCGCGCGAAAGCAAGAGGTGAATGATGAAGTACTCGGTGAAATCGAGAAGGCACCTGAACGAAGAGATAGAGGCCATCAGTCGAGGAGTCTTCGGGCGCTCAGGCTTCTGTAAGGATCAAGGCCTCTGTGGGCAGTGCCCGTGGGGTATGTTTGGTCACTGTGGAAAAGTGGTGGACCATTTGTCCGAGGATGAGCGCATCATTGCCTGCGGGTTCATGATGGCAATTGCCGAACTCGGCACGGACTACTAGCCATGAACGTCAAGCTGAGCTGGGTCGAGCGTTTCATCAATTGGTTCCCTGGTCACACACGGCTTTACATTCGCGGCGCACAAGGAAAACCACGGCATGAGATCGAGAGGCTGTGGCGAGAACTCTTTGGAGACCTGAAGCCGTTCCTGGCGGAATTGCGCGATGAAGCGTATCGAGAAGGGTATGAGGCAGGATACGTTGCGGCCAAATGTCATATACCTCGCTCCGAGGAGAACATGCGACCACCTTCTCTCCCGGTGCCGGGTGACGACGTTTCACGGAAGGCACAATTCTGAGGTCCCGTGTCTGAGATTATCCCAGAGCAGATCCTCGAAGAGCGAGAGCTTGGCTCCCGGCACTTGCGCGATTTCATCCCACTCGCCTGGCACCAGGTCGAGCCTGCTCGATCATTCATGGCCAATTGGCACATTGATGCCATTTGTGAGCACCTTGAGGCATGTACTCGACGTCAGATCCGAAGGCTCGTGATCAACATTCCGCCTGGTTCGAGTAAGTCAATCGTGACCTCCGTACTATGGCCGGCCTGGTCTTGGACGCACACACCGAGCGAGCGCTGGATTACCGCCAGCTATGCAGATCGTATTGCCAGGCGTGATGCTCTCAAAGCCCGACACTTGCTTGAGGGACCATGGTTCCGAGAGCGCTGGGGCTATCTCTGGACGCCGGACGCGGCGCGATGGACGCAGGCCGAGTACCGTAACGATCAAGGCGGGCTGCGATTCGCGACTACTGTGTCGGGAGCTGTCTGCGGAGAACACGCAGGTATCCAGCTCGTGGATGATCCTATCAAGCCCCTTGATGCGCGCGGTGATCGTGTCGACACCACTGCGATAACCACCTGCGCAGAGTGGTGGGATGAGACCATGCCGACGCGCATGATCGATCCAGCCACCGGGGTGCGGGTCATCATCATGCAACGGTTGCACGACGCAGATCTTTCTGCGCATGTACTTGAGAGAGGCGATTATGTGCACCTGAATCTACCTATGCGGCAAGAGCGGCGCTGTGTGATTACTGTGCCTCACATGTGTTCTCAGCCGGAGAACGATCGCGGCGAACCTCTTGATGCAACCCCTTTGGGGTTCAAGGATACGCGGGCTGAAGGGGAGCTGTTGTGGCCGGAGCGATTCTCGGAAGAGACGTGCTTGGAGCGAAAGAATGAGCTCGGCTCCCGGGCCCATGCGGCACAGGATCAGCAGCGGCCCATGCCGAGTGGTGGCGGAATCTTCAAGCGTGACTGGGTGCAGTACTACAAGATCAGGCCGAAGCCTCCCGGCGGCGGTGAGATGATTCAGAGTTGGGACTGCACTTTCAAAGGGCTTACCGATTCAGATTACGTGGTTGGTCAGGTGTGGTTGCGCCACGATGGGTGCTACTATCTGGTGGATCAAGTTCGTGATCAGATGAGTTTCTCGGCTACTTGCCGGGCGGTGTGGGCGATCTCGGCCCGCTGGCCTAAGGCCGTGCGCAAGTTGATCGAAGATAAGGCCAATGGCTCGGCTGTCATCGATGTCATGCAGAAACGAGTACCGGGGCTATTGCCGGTCAATCCGGAAGGCGGCAAGATCGCTCGGGCCAATGCAGTTGAGGCGATCTGGGAGTCGGGCAATGTCTTTGTGCCTGATCCAGAGATTGCGCCCTGGGTGCACGATTTCATAGAGGAGCTGCTCAGTTTCAATGGGGACCCGGGTCGTCGGGATGACCAAGTCGATGCTATGACTCAAGCGCTGGTGCATCTGTACCGTCGGTCGGTGGGCACATTGGTTCAGGCCATGCAAAATTCGGGGTTGCGCTAGCTTGTAGCCCGTGGTAACATGATCGAAGGAGGTGAACCATGAAAGTTGATGAAGCCCATCGCATTCAGCGACAAGCAATTGAGAGTGACAGACAGAGCGATTGCAGAGAGCTGCTCTGCTTGTGCCGAGACCAGGTACGCTCTGCAGCGCTGCAGGGTGAGAGCTCCTGCAACGTGAGAGCGCACATGCTACGCAATTTGACTATGGCTCGTGCTTGTGTGCAATGGCTTTTGCGGGACGGGTTTGACGCTTTTCTTTGGGAGCCATCCGCAGAGTGCCCGTATCGATCTATTGAGATCAGCTGGGCCTAGTCTTGTGTTCCCGCTGGCATGGTCGAAAGAGGTGAACCATGGAAAATGCTCTTGCTAAGGCGTTGAATGAAATGGCCGATCTGTACGAGTACGGTCATCTCGAAGCAGCCACGAACCCGGCTCTGTTTATCCGGGCAATCGCTGAAGACATCCGGCAAATGCGAGAGGCGTTAGGCATAGACGGTATGACCGAACTGCCGGAACCTCGCGACGGCATCTAGCCTTGCGCTGAGCTGGCTCCCGGGCTATGCTGGCCAGGTGAGGCGCACATGTCAATACGACACCGTCTAGATTCGTGGGTCAATGTCATCACCGGCCTTGGGAGTGCACTGCGCGACAAGCGCGAGTTCACTCGCTTCCTGCATCGGGCCCGGCTGACCGACACCGAGTTGGACAACCTGTACCACGAAGAAGACATTGCAGCGCGCATTGCCGAAGCGCTGCCGGCGGAGGCCTTGCGCCGAGGCTACTATCTCAGCTCGGAAAATGACGATCCTGGACTTTCCAGCGCCCTTGCCGAGTACGAGAAGCCGCTCCATTTCCGGCGCGCGTTGAAGCAGGCCGCGATTTGGGCACGCGTCTTTGGCGGTGCCGTGATCTACATGGGCCTCGAAGATGGACAGCCCGAGGATCAACCGCTGGCGGTGGAGCGTCTGCAAGGCATTCGGTTTTTGCAGGTCTTGGACCGTCGGTACATCTACCCGATTCAAGAATACAGCGATCAGCAACGGTACGGGGAGCCGGAGTTGTACCAAATTCAGCGTTCAACGCGTCCGTCGTTGGGATCTCAAGTGTCGTTCCAGCCCGGTGCTGTCATCCACGAGTCCAGGCTCTTGCGATTGGATGGTGCGCTTACCTCGCAGAGCCGCATGGATGCACAGCAGGGCTGGAGCGATTCTGTCCTCGAGCGCGTGCACGAGGTGATTCGCGACTTTGGATCGTCATGGCAAGCGGTCGGCCATCTCATGCAGGATGCCGCGCAGGGCGTCTATTCAATGCGAGGCCTCCAGGATGCCGTAGCCAGCGGCGAGACCGATGCCATTCTGTCACGCATTCAGCTTATTGAGGTAAGTCGTAGCGTGGCACGGGCCATCCTCCTGGATGCAGAGGAGAAGTTTGAGCGTCAGGCGTACAACTTTCAGGGCATCCCGGATATACTGAAACTACTCATGATTCGTGTGGCGGCTGCCGCGAACATGCCCGTGATCATACTCATGCGCCAAAGTCCGAGCGGGCTGAATGCGACCGGGGATGCCGATATTCGGCTGTGGTACGATCAGGTGCAAGAGTATCAGGCCGATCATCTCCATGATGTGATCCAGCGATTTTACGAGCTCGTGTTCGCGGCTCAGGATTTTGCAGGTCAGGAGCCGGATGAGTGGGATGTCCTGTTTGGTCGCCTGTGGCAGATGACCGATCTCGAGCAGGCGCAGCTGGAAAAGACCGTGGCGGAGAAAGACAAGATCTTGATTGACAGCGGGATGGTGCTGCCAGAAGAGCTGGCAGTCAGCCGTTTCAAAGCACGTGGGTTTTCGCTGGATACTCAGATCGATCTCGATGTACGGGCAGAGATACTCGAGGCCGAGCTGAAGCTCGCCAAAGAGAACGCCGGGAAAGAGCCAGAGCCGCCGTCTATGCCGCCGCAGCCGGGGCAGGACCAAAACAAGCCCCAGATCGCTGACGGCCGTGTCGACAAGATTGAGCATCGCGGTAGTAAATGGGTGGTGCTCTCCGCCGACGGGTCGAAGGTACTCGGGACCCATGACACGAAAGCGGAAGCCGAAAAGCAGCTGCGCGCCATTGAGGCTGCCAAGCACAGGCGATGAGCCTCCTACAAGAAATCGCTTACCGTCGCGCCATAGCCCAGCTTTCTGGCCGACGTCCTCGCAGATGGAAGATTCCGGCCCCGAGGCTAAGCTCGGCCCCAAGGCTGGCCTATCAATCAGAGCTCACGGGCCGGCTGGCCACGATCGATGATCTCCTTCACGAGCTGATCTTGCCCGAGCTCGGGGCGTGGCGACGTGCAGCTGGACTTGAACGAGGTGTTCGTCTTGACGCGGTGGCGGATGATATCACGATGACCTTTTCTAGGTTCCGTGTGCTCTATGCGAACGCGCACCCGGTCACAGAGACAGAACAGACCTTGGCCAAGGTGACCGAAGCGGCGGACAAAAGCACAGCAGCCGCGTTCCGACTTCAGACACAAGCGGCCTTGGGTATTGAGCTCATCAGCCCGACGAGCGGGCGGGCGCAGTTGATCGAGCGCTTTATCCAAGAGAATCTTGATCTGGTTCAGACCTTGGACGATCAACGGTTTCTCCAGTTGACCGATGTTGTTCGGCGCGGTGTTTCGCAGGGGATCCGTGTCGAGTCGTTGCGCGATGAAATCTTGCACAGCCTTGACGTGAGCAAAAGTAAAGCGGCTTTTCTGGCTCGAGATCAAACACTCAAACTGCAAGGACAGCTCACGCAACAACGGCAAGAAAGCGCGGGCATTCCGGGCTACACGTGGTCGACGTCCCGGGATGAGTTGGTCCGGCCCATGCACCGAGCGCTTGATAAGACTCTGCAACTCTGGAGTGATCCCCCGGTGGTAGCCATCTCGAAAGGTGTCGAGCGCCATGCCCATCCGGGCGGAGACTACAGCTGTCGCTGTGTTGCCGTGCCTCGGTTCGAGGAATTGTTGGCCGCATTAGGCGTGTGATTTTTTGCTTGACGGCCGCGCGCTGTTCTGCCATGCTTATTTGGTTATTACGGTCACATGAAACAAACGATTCGTTCTGCCAGGAGGGTTCAGATGAAGTACACCTGAGACTGGCCCGGCAGGTCCGGGTGCCCGCTTGGGGGCTAATACGGCCGATGGTACCAAGCCACTGCGCATCGGCATTTTCAGAGGTGACCTATGGAACGTTTGGTTTGCTTGATCTTGCTGTTCTGCAGTGGCTGCTTCGCTCCGCCGCCGTTGTGCGAGGGGCACTGCTCTTACTTCGACAACGTCTACGATGACAAGTACGAGGTGGACATTCGTGTTCGTGACGGCGTGCGCATTGATGCGCCGGCCGATTACGACACGGCGCGGTTTTCGGAGTTGATCGACGCCATCGACGCATGCCTGGCCGACATCGGGGAGCTCACCGAGCAAGAGGCGATCGACGGCATGTGCAAGTACCAACGGTACGAGTACGAGCCTATCCGCCGCGATTGCTTTGAAGTGAAAGTGACCTCGGCGTGGCACTGGTCGCAGGATCAGAGGTATCAGCTCCTTTTCCAGGAGGAAGCTGACTTCGCGTCGTGCGCGGCGAAGGGCTTTGTCGACGAGACTGCGGGTTGTTTCTGGCGCGCGACCATTCAGGACGGCTACCGGCTGATCGGTCCTCCGGAGATGGACCTCATCGGATTGAAGCTGCTCGAGGTGGAGACCTCGTGCATGGCTCCGTACAATACGCCAAGATTGGTGGCCTGTGCTGCAATTTCGGACGGGTTCATGCCACGTGATCCACACCGAGGTGAGTTATGACGTCCATCTTGGACGTGGCCCTAGCGGCGTGGGAAGGGGCGGCAGACTATGAGTCCGCTGTCAAGGTGCTCAAAAAGCGCGTTCGTGCTGATCCGGATTTGTACCGGCAGTTGACGGCGTCATCCGTGGATTCGCTGTGCCGAGAGTTGATCCGTTCCATTATCATGCCGGGCGTCGTGATCCGAATCCTACAAGAGCGAGACCCCACCTAGACAGACTTGCCTGATGTCGACTATTCTGTCGGCATGAAACTCGTAGCCCGTTTTGACTTCGCGCGCCTGGGCAAGGTGCAACGCACGCCTCAAGGCTTCCTGCGCATCCCGGCGACCCTTGGCCGTAGTGGAGTGCAGCTCTATCGCCGGGCCGACGGTACGACTGTACGTGAGCTGCGCCCCGATGATGAGGTCTTCTCGGAAGCGCACATGGCGTCGTTGGCCGGCGCTCCAGTCACGCGAGATCACCCCCCCGGATTCGTAGAGCCAGGGAATTTCAAATTGCTTGCAATTGGCTGGGTAGGTGAAAAGATTGAGCGCAAGGATAGTCTACTCTCGGGCACGGTGACAATCGCCGACAAGGCCGCCATCGAGGACGTGCTCGCGGGCAAGCTGAAAGATTTCAGTCTCGGATACAAGGTCCGCATTGACGCGACCGCGGGCGAGGATCCTCAGTACGGGCCGTACGATCAAGTCCAACGTGGACTCGTCGCCAACCATGCCGCTCTCGGGCCGGCTGGATGGGGGCGCGCGGGGCCATCCGTCGGACTCCGGCTTGACGCAGGCGATGCCATCCTAGACCCCACCTTGACACCTGAACCGGATGTCGACGATAGTGGCAAAGATACTCGAACTCGCGCCGATGGCGTGAAAGGATCGACCATGAAGATCAAGATCAACGGCGTGACCTTCGACGTGGACGATAAGGTCGCTGAAGCGCTGGCTCAGGATCAAGCGCGTGCGGATGCGCAGACCAAGGAGATGGACACGCTCCAGGGTCGATTCGATGCGCAAAGGGAGAAGCTTGCGGAGACAGAGAAGAAGCTCGCTGAAGCGACCGACACCAAGCGTTTCGATGCGGCGGTCGAAGCACGTGTTGCTTTGATCGACAAGGCGCGCAAGGTCCTCGGAGCGGACGCTGAGATCAAGGGCACCCCTCGTGCGATCATGGAGCAGGCGCTCAAGCACGACAAGAAAGATCCGCCGACTTTCGAGGGCAAGAGTGACGACTATGTCGAGTCTCGTTTCGACGCGCTGATCGAAGATTTGCCCATGAAGCAGGCGAACCAGAGCAAGCGCCAGGCTCGTCAAGATGCGCGCGATGCGCAGAATCCGGGCACGCAGGCCTCAGAAACAGATCGATACGATTCCAAGGCGGCACGGAAGCGCATGATCGAGGAGAACCGCAAGGCAGCGACCCTCCCCTTGACCGTCGCCCGAGACCTCAAGTAATCTGGTCGAAGAGCAGGAGACACCAATGCAGACCACTCACAATGAGCTTCCGGGCGTTGCCATCGCTGGTATGTTCGCGGACGTGGGCCCGAAGGACATCATCACCCGGCTCAACTCGGCGAAGCAGCTTTTCTCTGTGGTCGTGACCACGGAGTACAACGCCGAGATCTTCACGGTCACGATCGACGGCACGGGCTATGCCTACACGGCAGATGGCTCGGCAACCAAGGCTGAAATCGCGGCGGGTGTCAAGGCGCTCATCGATGCCGGCTCCGATGATGTGACCACCACGCTGTTCACCACGAGCGAGGTGAACGACTCGTTCTACATCGAAAACAACAGTTTCGATGATGAGATCGCGGTTTCTGTCACGAACCCCGCCCATGGGGTTTTGACTCTCGCTGAACTCATCGACCACGAGGATGCGATCCAGTTCGGTGCCGTGGTCGTCAACGATGATCGCCAGACCGCCGATGCTTTGGATGGCGCGCTGTTGCAGTGTCGCTTGCCGCGGCTGGCTACCGATTTTTCGAGCCGCCATGTCCTCGGTGTGGCCATGGCTGATGTCAACAAGGTGACCCGGTTGACTGCCCCTTACGGCGGCTACAGCGCCGGTGAGACCGTCCCGGTCGTGCGCAAGGGCAGGATCTGGATGTCGGTCGAAGATGTCGCGAGTGTCGCTGAGGGAGGCCTGGTGTACGTGCGCCATGTCGCCAGCGGTACGGAGCAACTCGGGGCCATTCGAGCGGCCGATGATGGGTCAGACACTGAGGTGTTGGACGCGCAACAGGCCAAATTCACCGGCCAAAAGATCACCGCCAGCTCGTTGGCCGTGGTCGAGTGGAATCTGCCGTAATTGGCGTGGTCAGGACTGAAAGGAATCTCGTTCAGACGAGTTAGGAGCTATCATGGATCCCCGACTTCTCGCGTTGCTCGACACCCTCGGCATGGATGAGATCCGCCAGGATGCAAAGTACACCGCGGCGCTGGAGCAGCAACTGGAGTACGTCAAGGCGCAGACCTATGACATCAAGTACCCCGAGCTGCGCGCGCGCCGCTTCATTCCGCTCGATACCAGTGTTCCGCCCGGGGCCGAGACCGTTGCGTACCAGCAATGGGACGAGTTCGGCATGGCAAAGATCTTGTCGAACTACGCTGAGGATCTCCCGCTGGTCACTGCGTTGGCCGAGAAGTTTTTCCAGGGCATCGAAAGTCTGGGTCAAGCCTACGACTACTCGATCCAAGATCTCGCTCGCAGTGCGATGAGCGGATCTCAGCTCGAAACCCGGAAGGCGACTGCGGCCCGTAAGTTTATCGAGCGGCGGATCGATGACATTGCGGCCGTCGGCTATCCCGCAGCCAAAATGAAGGGATTCGTCAACCATCCGAACGTCGCGATTGCCTCGGCAACCTCGGATGGCACTAGTGCACGCTGGGTCGGTGGACGAACACTCCCGAAGGCCCCCGAGGACATCAAAAAGGACATGGCCGACAGCCAGACCACGATCTGGGTCGACACCAAGCAGACCTTCGAGCCGGACACGATCGTGCTCCCGCCGACGGAGTTCGCGCACATCGCAAACACGGATAACCGCGACAACTCGGATAAGTCGATCCTGAACTCGTTCATGGATCGGAATCTGTCCATCACCAATGTGGACTACTGGCACAAGCTGGCCGAGGCGGATGCGGCCGGCACCGGTCCGCGCATGGTGACCTACAAGCGCTCAAGCGAGGTTCTCGAGCTGGTCATTCCGCGTGAGTTTGAGCAGCTGCCGCCTCAGGCGCGCATGCTTTCTTTCGTGGTTCCGTGTCATGCGAGGTGCGGCGGCGTGGTTGTCCGGTATCCGGTCGCCATGCTGTACACGGACGGGATCTAAGCCTAGGTTCCACCTCTGCCTAGGCGAGGCCGACAACGGGTGGTTGGCCAGGCCCGGCGAGTGCTACTTGCCTCGCCGGGTCATTATCACCCGAGAGGTACTCTCATGCCGAAAATTTTTGTATGTCAAGCCCGTGCACTTCACTCTGCGGGAGTGCGTCTTGTTCCTGGTAAGGCCGGGAACGACGTCACCCAAGAGCAACTCGGCCACATGGAGTCGGACGAACAGTTCAAGCTCTGGTGTCGGCTCGGTTGGGTGGCGATTCGTCGGGACAGTGTCGCGGAACCTGGCGACCCGGCACGCGAGGCCGAGGTCGAGGCGAAGATCGCGGAAGTCATAAAGGAGCGCGCGGCTGTAGTAGCTGCCGCTGAGCCGGGGGATTCGGTTGCGGATGGGCCTGCGGACGCGGATCCCCAGGTGCCGAGGGAGAGTGCTCCTGCTCTGGGACCGGAGTCGCTCAAGAGTGAAAACGTGATCAAGGCGCGTGAAATGATCGCGGCTTGTGACGATCTGGACCTGCTCTTGTCCTGGTTCGAGAACGACACCAGGCAAACAGTCCAAGACGCAGTTGAAAAGCGGTTGAACAAGCTGCAGGCTCAGGAGTAGTCAGTGGCCGCGGACGCATCGACCTTGGTGGCGCGCTACCCGGAGTTTCAGCCTGCGCTGGATCAGTATCCGGACATGGTCGATGCGTGTCTCGCGCAGGCCGAGGTTCAAATCGACCGCACGGTGTATCGAGACAAAGCTGATGCCGCTGTGCATGCGCTGGCCGCGCATTTGCTGGCGCTGTGCCCCCTAGGCGGCGAGCCTGCACGGCTTGAGCCGGAATCCATGAACACAATCTATTGGGGGCAATACAAAGCCCTGCGCCAGAGCCTCCGATGCGGGATGCAGGTGATTTGATGGCGGCTCGCCAAAAAATCATTGACAAGGATCGCGGTTGGAAGCGCATCAAGGCGGAGATCGATCGCACTCGACGCAAACCTCATGTGCGCGTTGGGATCTTCGGTGCAAAAGCCGCTGCAGATCACGGAGGTACCCCGAACGTCGTCGTTGCAACTGCACATGAGCTAGGTACGTCTACGGTACCGGAGCGCTCGTACATCCGGGCTACGGTCGATCAGAAACGCACTCAGATCGCGGGGCTGGCCCGGCGCTTGGCGGCCGCAGTCGTTGCAGGACGGCTATCTCGAAAGCATGCCCTTGATCTCCTGGGGCAGTTCGTGCGCGGGGAAATGCAGCAGCGCATTTCAGATGGCATTCCCCCACCTCTGAAACCGGAAACCATTGCGCGTAAAACGGTGCGAGGCAAGAAAGGCACCACGCCATTGATTCGCACAGGGCAACTCCGCTCTAGCATTGATTACCAGACCAAAAATACATGACCCTCCCGTTGGCTACATATCGCCCCGCGATCAAGGCCTGGGTTGAAGCGCAGTCCGGTTGTACGGCACAATGGCGAGATGAGGATGGGCCGGTGCAGTACAAACCACGGATCCGCATGCACTTGCAGACCTCAAGCGCTCGCGGTGTCGATTGGCTGACGTGGATCCAGGACACAGATCTCGATCCGGGCGAGGATTATGTGCCGACGGTGCAAGGGCACCGCGCTCTGGTGCTTTCGCTGCGATGTGAGACTCGAGACCAGTCCGGGAACACCACGGCCATGTACTATCTTGAGCGAGTGCGCTCGAGTATGAGAAAACCGAGCGTGCGCGCTGCTCTCTATGCGGCCGGATTGGTGATTGAGAATGCCGAGGCCGTCATGGACCTAGATGGACTGGTCGAGAACCGGCGCGAGTCATGGGCACACCTAGACGTGCACCTAGCTGGGGTGGTAAATGATAGAGATGAGGCGGAAGCTGACTCATACACGGATCATGCGACCGTCGCGGGAACGATGGAAACACCGGCAGGCGCTGACGCAGGCCCTGGAGAGGATGAGTACCCATGAGCTTGGATGATCTGGTCTCTGTCAGCATCACGGCAAACACCACAAGCCCTTCGCGTACCTCGTTCGGTACACCCGGCCTGTTGGCCTATGTGCCGACCTCGGTCTTTCCGGAGCGGTCCCGTGAGTACAATTCGTTGACCGGGATGATCTCGGATGGCTTCTTGGTCAGCGATCCCGCCTATCTGATGGCCACTGCACTTAAGGCCCAGAATCCGAGCGTCAAAAAGTGGAAGGTGCTGCGCAAGGCACTGCCCAGTGAGCAGACCATTCGCGTGACCCCAACGATCACGACCGAAGGGGAGGTGCTGAGCTTGACGGTGAACGGCACCGAAGTCACTTACACGATCCCGAGCGGCGCCACAATCAACTCGATCGCCACGGCATTGCAGGCGCTTTTCGCGGCGATCGTAGGCGTAACCGCGGTCGATAACACCGGCAGTGTGCAGCTCACCCCGAAGAATGTAGCTAGCGCCACGTTGACCGTCGACACGAATGGGGCGGGCACGTACACCGTGACGATCGATGGCACGGACTACGCTTTCACGGCCACGGCCGAGACCAAGACCGAGATCCGGGATGCCCTGCAGGCCCTAATCCTGGTCGACTATGCCGCAGCCGAATGCGTCGACAACAGCACCGATGCGCTGGACTTTGCGTTCGCATCCCATGCCGGGGCCGATCTGCGGGAGACCGCTACCGGCGGAACGATGTCGCTCAGTGCCGAGGTCTCGGCCTATCGTCTTTTGAGTGTGGGCGGGGCTAGCCTCGGGCTGACCGTGAAAGACCAGACCCCCGACCCTGGCATCGCCACGGATTGGGCCGCCATCGTCGCCTATGACAATGACTTCTACGGTGTGGGCTTGGACAACCCGAGCGAAGCGGAAGTGCTGGCCCTGGCAGCTCAGGTCGAGACCACGAAGAAGATCTTCTGTTTTGGCACGATCGACACGGAGAACATGGACGCCGGCACGACCACGGATGTGTTTTCGGATCTCGAGGCGGCTGCCTATGTCAGGACGATTGGTATTCAGGCGCTGTACAATAGCCAGTATGTTGGCATGCGCTGGCTAGGTCAGATGCTCCCGTACGATCCCGGTTCGGCGACATGGGCCTTCAAAACTCTTCGCGGGGCGACAGTGACGACTCTGAGTGCTGCGCAGGAGTCGGCGCTCGATGGCAAAACAGCCAACCACTACACCACCATCAAAGGGGTCGCCGTCACCCTCAAGGGCTACTCGAGCTCTGGGGAATTCGTTGACATCACGACCGGGGTGGACTGGTTCTCCGCGAGACTGCAGGAGCGGATCTATGGTTTGCTCGTGCAGAATGCCAAGATCTCCTACGCCGACGCCGGGCCGCTGTTCCGATCGGAGATCTTCGCGCAACTCAAGGAGGCGGAGCAGAAAGGGCTGGTGGCAGCCGACACCGAAGATACTCCCTGGGTGATCACGATCCCGGAAGTAGCCGACATCTCGACGGCGGACAAGGCCCTGCGCAACTTCCCTGATGTGGAATTCTCGGCATATCTTGCCGGGGCCGTCCACACTGTAGCAATCACAGGCACCCTCAGCCTGTAGCAGGAGACACGACAATGGCAGCCGGAGATCTTCGACTTTATGATCCGGATCAGGTCACGATTGTGGTGGCCGGCATCCCCTGCAAGGGCTGGGCGGACGGCGAATTCTGCCGCATCGAGTATGAGACAGATGCGTTCTCTGATGTCTGCGGGACTGACGGGGAGGTCACACGCAGCAAGAGCAACGACGGCCGCGCTACAGTGACGTTGCGGCTCATGCAGACCAGCCCGACCAATGCCTTGCTGAGCGCGCTGCATTCGAGTGATCTGAATGCACCGGGTGGCATCGGTGTCGGGCCGTTCCTCTTGATTGACGGCTCCGGGGCCACCACGCATGCCGCCGAGAAATGTTGGATCGCGATGGCTCCGAATTCGGTCTGGGATCGGACGCCCACGGAACGTGAGTGGAAAATTCGCTGCGCCAAGCTGGTTGGCTTGGAGGGCGGCAACGCATAGCCGGCGCACAGCGCCAGAGGTGAATCATGCTCGAATCAGAGACCGCTACGATCAACGGGCGCAAGTACGAAGTCACGAAGCTGCCCTATAGCGCTGGGAAGGCGCTGTTGGTGCGCCTGTTCAAAGTGGCTGGCCCGACCTTGGTTCGCGTTGTGGCTGGGGTCCCGTCGGTGCAGGACAAAGAGCTTGGCGATCTTCAGGTGTCCGAAATCTTCCCAACGATGACAGCGGCCGTCGATCAGCTCGCCTCAGACCTCTCTGAGGAAGACCTGGACGCCCTGGTGAGCACGTTCGGTGAGTACTCGTGGATCGTCGACGGCTCTCATAGGCACCAGCTCACAGCCGAGTACAGAGAGCTTCATTTCGCGGGCAACTACCTGGAGTTGTTTCAGTGGCTGGCCTTTGCCCTGAGGGTCAACTATGCGGGTTTTTTCAAAGGGCCCGGGCTGGCCAGCATGCTCGCGCGCGCCCAGACCCCGACGCCGTAAAAGTCCCTGAGTGGCTGGACTGGACGTTACACCGTGTGGCCAGCTCACAGCGGTACGCAAGCTCACTGCACGAGATCCAGACGTTATGGTCCCTTGACGATGTGCTAGCGGCCAACGTAGTATTGGATCTGTATGACGAGTCCGAGCGGAGGGCCGCCCGGCAGATCAAGGAATCGAGCAAACGATGATCGTCCGAGAGCTGCTCACAGTCTTCAGTCTGGACTATGACGGCAAAGGGCAGGCGCAGGCCGAGCGCGGAATCAAAGGGTTGATCGCGAAGGCCACATCATTACAGACTACCTTCACATCAGCTTTAGCTGCCACAGCGATTTCGGCACCATTCATCGGCTTGATCAAGATGGCCAGCGACGCACAGGAGAATCTGAACCTTCTGCAAGTGGTTTTCAAGGACTCCGCCCAGGATGTTGTGGAATGGTCGAATCGAGTCTCAGGGGAAGTAGGCAGATCACGGTACACATTGCGCGGATTGGCGGCTGAGTTCGGTGGCCTAGTAGGAGCGATGGTGGGCCCTGGGGAGCAAGCCGCCAAGATGAGCACAGGCCTTGCGGAATTGGCCATCAACCTTACCAGCTTGCGGAATTTCACCGGGGGTGAGAAACGCGCCCTTGAGGTACTGCAATCCGCTATGGCGGGGGAGACCGAAGCGATCAAACGTTTCGGCCCGGATCTGAGTGTGGCGGCGCAGGAGACCGAAGCGCTTCGGTTGGGATTTGCCGGCACCTACAAGGAGTTGACCAAGAGCCAAAAAGCCCAAATTCGCTACAACCTCCTGGTCAAAGATCTCGCATTTGTCCAAGGTGATGCCGCCAACACGCTGAATCAGTTCGCAAACAGTTCACGTGCCTTTCGGGATCAGCTGAAAGACATTGCCACCGAGTTGGGGCTTTTTCTGGTGCCTGCGGCTGAGGATTTGCTGAAGACAGCCCGGGGACTGTTGGGGCCAATTGCGGAAGGCGCGCGCTCCTTCAGGGCATTCGCAGCCGACACCAATCTTGCCAAAGCGGCTCTGATTGCTCTTGGGGTTGTGCTGGCAGCTGTACTGCTGCCGCCGCTGTTGGCGGCATTGCCGCTGATTGCAGGATTCGCTGCGCTGGTTCTGGTCATTGATGACGTGATCACATACATTCAGGGTGGCAATTCGGTCCTAGAGGAATTTGTTGGCTGGCTGCACGCGATCGATGCCGGGGAGATCGAGGATATCAATCCGGTGTTGAAGACCTTAGTGGGCTGGTTTTTCGTGGCCCTTGAGGCGGTCAAGAGTTTTGGCTCGAAGGTAGGAGAAGTATTTGGCCAGATCATCCAAGGAGACTTCTCGTGGTTCCAGAATGCCTGGGGGAATCTGGTCCAGTGGCTTGCTGACACGTGGCAGAATTTCAAGATGGACTGGACCCCGCACCTGAAGGCCGTCACGGACTTTCTGGCTGGCGTGTTGAAAGGGCTGTCGTCGTTCTTGCAGACCCCGCTCGGCAAGATCATGTTCACGTTGTTGGGGGCGTATGTCGGGAAAAAATTCGGCAACTTTGCAGGCGGCGGAGCCGGAAAGGCAATCGGTGAGTTTCTAGGCCGTCGACGTATACCGGGATCAAAGGCCATCGGAGGCCTGATTGGTGAGAAGCTGGGCGGAACGCTAGGGGGCTTGACCGGGATGCTGGCAGGAGGCATAGGCGGCAATTTGACGGCCGATACGTTGTCGAACGTGCTGTCTCAAGGTGCGGCATCACTGTCGGGTGGTGGGACTATGGCAGCCGCACCAGCCGCTCGGCAGGTGGCTGTCCACCAAGGCAACAAGACCTGGAATATGGAGATCTACCAGCAGCCTGGGGAGAACGCCGAAGACTTTGCAGCACGTGTGGCCGAGATTGTTGAAGCCAGAGATGAAGCTCGCGATCTCTCTCTGGCAAATGAGCTCGTTCAGGGCGGAATCCCGGAGCCGCAGTAATGGCATTGACGGAGCTCATCTTCAAGATCACTCCGGCCGAGATTGGCCTGGTGGCCTTGGACGCTTCGGTGGAAGAGGTGCACAGCGCGAGCGCAACAGTGACGCGACATCCGGTAGAGGCCGAGCAAGGCACGCAGACCGACGTGAGTGACAACGTGCAGATTGATCCCGTCACGATCCAAATCCAAGGGGTTGTGACCAACCACCCAGCTGAATGGCTTGGGACATTCGACAATAGCGAGACCCGTGATGTGCAGGCCTACTTGGAGCTCTTGACTACGCTGCTCACGGGCACGTTGATCACAGTGACCACTACCTTGCTCGAGTATGACGATATGGTGCTGGAGCGCCTGCAGGTCACCCGGAACAAAGAAAAAGGCAATGCGCTCTACCTGGACGCTACTGCTACGCAGGTGCGACTGGTCACGCTTGAGGAATCTGCGGTCGAAGCAGGCCAGCGCCCCGTGAGCCAATCAACGCGCAACGGCGGAGCAAAGTCCGCTAAGCCCGCGGATGCCGCCACGAGCACGAAATCTTCGCTGGGTTTCAAGGCGCTCTTTTGATGATCTACACAATTCCGATAGATGTCACGCATCCGGCGATTGTGCAGGAGACGGCGCTCGACGGTGTCACGTATCGATTCACGTTCCGCTGGAATGCCCGGGATGGCTACTGGTACATGGGCTTGAGCACGATCGAGGATGTGGCGATCCTGCCGACACGCCGCTTGGTACCTGGAGCCAGACTCTTGCGCTACATGAGCGGCTCAGTGCGGCCGCCGGGCGAACTCATGCTACTTGGTACTCCTACACGAACAACTTTGGGCACCGAGGCTCAGCTCGTGTATTTGGACGCCGATGAGGTTGCGTCGCTATGACCCTGTTCGGGCGCAGGTGTTCGGTCCAGGTGGATCGACTTTTGATTGAGGGACTCACTGTCTCGTTCACGATCGAGATGGATGTCCGCAATTTCGGCAAGGCGGAGATCAAGATCTACAATTTGAACGCCGAACATAGGCACCAGCTCGAGAAAAGCGCAAGCGTTGATGTCGAGCTGTCAGCCGGCTATCTGGATCATCCACTAGAGCGCCTCTGTAAAACGACCCTCCGCGATGTCTACTCGGAATGGACCCAGCCGAATTGGGTAACCACACTGCGCACGGGTGACGGCGATAAGGCCAGCAAAATTCGAATCAGTCGCGCCTATAGTCCTGAGATCTCCATGGAGAAAGTCTGGAAAGATCTGCTTGACAAGCTGAAGGGCTCTATAGATATAGGTAATGCGGTCGAGGCCTTCAAGAAGGGCGGGTTCGCCAACGGGGTGAAAGAGCTGCTTCATGGGGGCAATGTGCACGGCCAGGTCATGGATGAGCTCCGCCGGATCGGGGCCGGAGCCGGCCTCGATGTTGGGATACAAGATGGGGCTTTGCTGGTGACTCCTGTTGGAGAGCCACTAGCGACCTCGGCTGTGGTCCTGTCGGCCAGCACGGGGCTCATCGGTTCACCGCAACCTGGAGCCAAGAAAGAACTCAAATGCCGAGCCCTGATCCTGCCGGGCCTTCGACCGAAACGCAAAGTCGAGATCAAAAGTGAGCTCGTGACCGGGGTGTACGTCGTGCAAAAAGCACGGTACACTGGCAACACAGCAGGCAATGATTGGTATGCGGACTTGACCTGCAAGGAAATCGAATGATCCCACGTGATGCAGAACTCTGGCGCTTGGTGCTTGACCATCGGCTGCTAGATGTGCATACGAGCATGCCGGCGCAGGTAGTCAGCTTCGACGCCGCAGCGCAGATTGTCACGGTACAGCCCTTGATCAAGCACGTTGTAATCGGAGTTGATGGCGAAGAGACCGTGGAGAGCTACCCGGAGATTCGCGGGGTGCCTGTGCTCTACCCGCGCGCGGGAGGTTTCGTCATCGCGTGGCCGCTCGCGGTCGAGGATCCGGTATTGCTCCTGGTCAGCGAGTGGTCGATTGACAACTACCTCGAAAAGGGCCGGGAGGATCACCCGATCGATGTGCGTCGGCACGGGCTATCGGGGGCCATGGCCTTACCCGTCGGTCCATATCAGGCAAGCTCGACAATCTCGGAGATCGTCGACGGACTAATCTTAGGGCATGACTCCGGGGCTGTGATCCGTATCGCGGATGATGGCACTGTACGGATCGGGGCTACGGCCGGAGCCGTGCAAGCCGTCGCTCTAGCGGCTGATGTGAAAGATCGCCTCGATACCATCCAGAGCACGTTTGATGCACATATCCACACGACCACGGCCACAGTAGGGACCGGCCCTCCCGGAGTGATCTCGCCCCCGACATCTTCGATCGGCGCCCTGGCTGAGGTAGGATCCTCGAAGGTCGAGGTAGAGGAATGACCACTCTCAAGCTGGACAGCACTGGAGATCTGGCCATCGAGAATGGCACACTCATCCTGCTCGATGATCCTGTGGCTGAAACAGCTCAACGTTTGCAAATCAAGTTCAAGTTCTTCCTTGGGGAGTGGGAGCTCGATCGCCGGGTCGGGATGCCGCTGCTTGAAAAGGTATTGGTCAAAGCACCGAACTTGAGCACACTGAGACGACTTTATCGCGAGGTCATCATCACCGATCCGGCGGTCGACACACTGGTGTCGCTTGAGTTTGATCTTGATCGTGCTACGCGCATGCTATCGATGTCATTCGAGGCGACCTTGACGGACGGCAGTGATCTGGTATTTGAGGATTTCATTCTCCTAGAGAACGTAGGGGCTACACCATGACCACGTACGGAGTCACAGCAGCCGGATTCATCGATAAGCCGATCGAAGACATACTGGACGAGATCGAGACCGCGCAGAAGTCTGCCTTCGGAGACGAGTTTGATGTCTCTTCTCAAAGTCCGGCCGGGCAGCTCAATGGAATTATGTCTTTGCATCTGCGGGAGCTATGGGAGGTAGCAGCCGCCCTCTACGCTGCGTGGGATCCGGACACCAACGACGGCTTGATCCAGGCGCAGATAGCGGCCTTGTCTGGCACGCTCAGGCGGGCAGCCACACATAGCACTGTGACTGCAACGGTCAATCTGGATGCCGGCAAAACCCTGGCAGCCGGGGCTGTCGCATCGGTCAGCGGAGCGCCGGACCGACGATTTATCACGCTCGCCGATGCGACCAATGCTGGCGGGGGGCCGGCCGATGTCTCGGTTGAGATGCAGGCAGAGGACACTGGTCCGATTGCAGCCAGTGCCGGAACGCTGACCGAGATCGAAACACCTCAGACCGGCTGGAATTCGATCACGAACGCGGCCGATGCCGTTCTCGGGGAAGAGGAAGAAACCGCGGAAGAGCTGCGCATCCGTCGCGAGGTGGAGCTACGACGAGCCGGGGCCGCAGCGGTTGATGCCATCCAGGCAGATGTAGCTGCGGTCGAGGATGTTACCGGAGCAACGGTGTTCGAAAATACGGACGACGTTACCGATGGGGATGGCGTGCCCCCGCACGCGATTGAGGTCGTGGTACTCGGCGGCGCAGCGGATGATATCGCCCAGGCTATCTGGGACTCGAGAGCCGCCGGTATCAAGGTCCACGGCGCAACCTCTGGAACAGCCACGGACATAGATGGGGATGACCATACGGTGGCGTTCACGCGACCGACCGAAGTGCCATTGTATGCCAATGTTGAAGTGACCGTGGACGATGATTACCCGGCCGACGGCGACACGCAGATCAAAGAGGCCCTGGCGGCATGGGCACAAGCTCTGGCCGTGGGCGAGGACGTGATCTGGTCATCCTTGTTCGTGCTTGTCTTCGGGATCTCCGGGGTTGTCGATGTGACGACGCTGGAAATCCATGACGCAGATCCGCCGACCGGGCACACCAGCAATATCTCAATCGGCGCGCGGGAGCTGGCGACATTGGATACGGCCAATGTGGACGTGACAAGTACGTGAGGCTCAAATGGCACTGACTCGGACCACCACGCATGTTGCCGACGGGCAAGCGCAACTCATCTCGCAGTTCGTGCGCAAACCGAACTTCCGCGCACTGCTGGGCACTTACTTGCAACAGGTGCAGGAGCTGGAGGATGTTTTCTTCCAGTTACTTGGGATCCCGACGGCCATCGAGGCCCAGGAAGGGGCTCAGCTCGACCTCATCGGCAAGATTGTCGGGCAAGAGCGAGACGGCCGCAGCGATACGGTATATCGACGCGGCATTTTAGCCCGACTTGCGATCAATCGCGCTTCAGGCCTCTACGACGAATTCCTTACGGTGCTTGCCTTAGTTGCGCCTGGTGAAATCTCAGAGATAGAGGAATTCTACCCGGCCGGGCTTGTCATCCGGTTGCTTGATGCATTTTCCGGTGATGGCCCGTACTCGGCGTTGCTGTTGGGCCAGGTACGAGTGGCAGGGGTTCACGGGACGCTAGAGTACTCAGCTGAGGCGGCCGAGGATTTGTTTGTATTCTCCGCCAGCGACTCCGAAGAATTATCTGAACAAGGGTTTGCCTCTGACGCGACATCTGGAGAGGCCATCACGAATGGGGACTTTTCGGCCTGGACAGCCGACGATCCAGATGATTGGACCGCATTCGAAACTTGGTCTGACGGCATCACAGAGGTCGGGTCTGGTGAAGGTCCGGCCGGGGCAGGTTCTGGCTCGGTGTGCATCAATCGAGGTGCGACCGCACCGTACGGCCTCTGTTACATCAGCCAAGCGGTCTCGGGCTTGGGGGCTGGCGCGTCATATGCGGTTCGTTTCACGATCAGTCGTCTGGTCGGATCGGATCTGCGTGTCCAGGATTCGCTCGGGCTTTTCAATCAAACCTTCAGCGCCGCGGGCACCTATCGAATTTTGTGCACGCCTAGTGCAGGTGCGTTGACGATCTATTTCGCGACCGTGAACACAACTACTCTGCATGAAATCACCATCGATTCCGTTTCCCTTGCACCGACGACCGGTGGCGTGTTTGCCGCCGTAGAGGAGATGTGATCATGACCTTGACGCCGATTCCGTACTGGGCAACTGATGTCGATCGCACTGTAGAGCCCAGCGCTGGCGAAAAAGCAACTGGTTGGCAGGCCGGCTATGCCCCGCCGGCCCGCAAAATGAATTGGATTTTGAATCAGTTGGCTGAGGCGATGCGCTCCCAACTGGTCCTCAATCTCGCAAATCTGAGCGCGCGAGACTCCGGAGGCGGCGCCACGAATACGTACTTTGGGCTGGCGCATGACGGCTCTGGGCTGTGGTGCGCAGTCGGGGCCAACGGAGAGATTCAGACGTCGCCTTGGGGGATTACTTGGACGGCGCGCACGGCCGCTGGGGGATATTCAAGCACGTTCAATGCGGCGGCCCATGATGGCTCTGGGCTGTGGTGCATCGTCGGCGCAAGCGGCGAGATCCAGACTTCACCGGACGGAAATACTTGGACAGCCCGGACCGCCGCAGGTGCCTATGCAGGTACCTTTCAAGGGATTGCACATGATGGATCCAGCCTCTGGTGCGCTGTGGGCTCGTCTGGCGAAATCCAGACGTCACCCGACGGAATTACCTGGACAGCTCGAACAGCGGCGGGCGCCTATTCTGGAACGTTTTACGCCGTCGCACACAATGGAGGCGGCCTCTGGTGCGCGGTCGGATCTGGAGGCGAAATCCAAACCTCCCCGGATGGCATCACCTGGACGGCCCGCACTGCAGCCGGTGGTTATTCGGACGCCTTCAAATCGATCACCTATGGCGCTTCACAGTGGTGTATTGCAGGCCATGCGCATGCGCTGCAGACATCGCCTGACGGTATTACCTGGACAGCACAAACCACTGCCACTGGATTTCTGGGGGCGTCGGATGATTTCGAAAGCGTTGACTACGATGGCGCACAAGTCTGGTGCATTGTCGGATCGTCCAAAGAGCTCCAAGTCTCAGTAGACGATTGTGTGACATGGACAAGATACCCGCTGGATGCATCGACGGGGCTGAATGAGATCCGCTACGGAATCAATAGTTGGATAGTGACGGGCGCGAGTGGCGAGCTGTTTCAGTCTTTGCGGATCTGATTACGGCACGGTCTGCACTTGATCGCGCGCCCGCCACTCCACTGATGCATAGCCGTACACGGTCTGGAACACACCGGGTGTTGTATGAGTCCGCTCCAGCTCAGCGAAGTCCGGTTGACACAGATCAGGTCTGACCCGGAGCAAGATATGTCGATCCCAGAAGTGCAACAGCTCATGAATCAAGGATGCCATCTGCGCTGCGGCTGGCCGATCCGCGGTGATGTAGATCTCCGCATCCTCTGCGGCCATGCAGGCCGGACAAGCCCTTCGGCAGAGATCGCGCACGTCCGCCTCGGGGGCAAGAATCACGTATAGATCTTGAGCGGTAGCGAGCTGTGCGGGATCGAACTGAAGCTCGAAGGTTTGCCTATACTCTGCGGCTGTGATTCTCACTGCAGTTCGGACGGTCTCGCTGCTCAGAGACGCCCTTAGTGCGCCATCGCGGATGCACATCCCGGCTACTGTTCGATCACAGAGGCGCTCAAGGCGTCCGCCACAGCCGCTCAGGAAGGTCAAGAAAAGCAAGGCTCTCATGGTTTCACCTCTATTGATAGCATGCCAGAATGTCTATAGATGGTCAAGGACAATCGACAACAGCTAGACAGACGCCTGAAGGCCCTGTACAGTAGGCTGGACTGTCTTGGAGGTACTATGCGCGCTTTGGTTTGGCTCTGGCTTCTGTGTCCTGCCCTTGTCTTCGGGCAATCGAAATCCGTTGCAATCTCCAGTGGGGTGGCGGATGAGGATCTGGCGGATACCCCGACCACGGACGGAATCAACATGCAGGCCAGCCAGGTCAGCAACCAGCTCAGCCTGACGTTGACCATCACACCCGGCACCACCACGCGCGTGGACGTGACTTGCTACGACTCTGACGATGGCTCGGCCTATGCGCAAATACCGCTGTGCGATGCTGAGTCCCCGTCAGGCTGTGTCCCGGATGTGCGGCGCTTTACCTTGGCCAGCTATACCGCGAATGCATCCGGTGATTACGTCATCTCGAGCAAATGGCCCGCCGTCAAGAAATGGATCAAATGCTCCGTGGACGACCCGGATGACGGCAACGGCACGATCTTGATCACTGGCAGCCGGAGTTGGCAATGATCACGCTCTGCATCGCGCTAGCACTAGGGGCCCCGATCTCCGATCGTTCTCGAGGTGGCGGCGGAGGTCATCCGTCGGACACGCAGCTGTCGCTTGACGCTGACGTGCAGCTGACCATGGGTGATTCTGACGACATCACTCTGCACTACGATAGCGCCGATACTCGGTTCGAGCTGTCGAATGCAACAGGCCTTGCGCTGCGCATCGATGATGGGTCAGCAGCTCTTGTGCCCGGTGCTCAAATGCATTTGGAAGATGATGTCCTAGCGTCTTTCGGCAACACCGCTGCTGCACCCGATGTTTGGGCCGATGATAACGGCACCTATTTTTGCCTGACCTCGACGTCCGTGGACGGGGGCGGGACTGACGGGGATCTCTTTTGCTATACGCTCGGTGGAAATGCGCTGCAGGTCGGCGTAGACGCGCTGACATTCGCGGCCGCAACCGACCTCGACCTGCTGGATAATGACTCATCCGCGCTGTCCTTTGACGCCGCAGACAAGGCAGGTTTGCTAAATATCGACACAACGGATGGGGCCGAAGGCATCGGCACCTCCGGCTGGTTTTCACTCGGTGCCGGGACGGTGCTGTCCTCTGCGGTCGACGGACATCTGACATTCACTGACAGCACTGGGACACAGACGTTCACGCTGCAGACCAATGCGGATGGCAGACTTCATTTGTCCGGTGCTCTCCATGCCGACCTAGGGATCGTCCTGGCAGATAATCGGACTATCACATTCGGCATCGGCGCCGATGCAGGGATCTTCCACGACGTGGATCAAACTCCGGATACAGTGACCGTTGCTCCAGGTACAGAAAGCAATACTATACTCATCAGGGAATACTACTCGGGCGGCGTCGATTTCGCCCATCCGTTAAAGGCCGATCCAACCATCACCATGCATGCGACCGGGAATACCGATAAGACCACATTTAATGAAATCGACTGGCACAGAGTGGCGCTCGGTGGTGGGGGTGGCGGTTATGGATGTTTGAACCAAACGTTCGCCTACGACGATCTTGTTGATGGTGGTGGAGCATCCGGGACTCTTGCTCTGGATGAGGGAATGCCGGATGGCGCAGTTGTGCAACAGACCGTTCTGCACTCACTCACCGGTTTCACCGGAGATACGTCTGCCGTGATCACCGTCGGCGATGGGACCGATGTCGATCGGTACAACACAGGTACGCCCAGCGTATTCACGACCAATGCCTCGGGTGTTGCTATGGGAGCACCGTCAGGGACTGTTTGGCATGACGACGCCGCAACCGTGACCGTCACCATTACGAGCAACGGGGACTACAGCAGCGTGAGCGCAGGTCAGGCTACCATCTTGATTTGCTACTGGACGCCGTAGTGAACGGGAGAGATATTATGACGAAAGTAGGTGTCTTGCTGATTTTGCTGGCTGCAGCTCCAGCCTATGCAGCGATTGGTGACGTGATCTGGATCAGTGTGCGCGAGGATGGTCCTGATCTGAGCGGTGCTCAAAAAGCAGCTCTTGCTGCTCTCATCAACAGCGATTGGGGCGCAGGCACGGCTGGAGGGCTCAACAGCGAAACGTGCCATCAGACATTGAAACCAGTACTTAAATGGACATGCACGGTTGCTGCGGAGATCACTCTTACCGATGAGCAGTATCTCATCAAGCGCGTGGCTGGAGAGATTCAACCTGGTCAATCGACAACGGTTGTCACTGACTCTCGTGATGTAGTCGCAGACTACTCGTCCTGGGCACTCGATGTCTTCGGGGTACCACTGTCAGAGATCTACGTGTGGCGCGTGTGGCGAGATGCAGAGACCTCTACGGTCGTGCACACCGCCTATTGGCCAATCCGGGTTGGCACTTTGTCCGAATTCCGCGCGGCAGATAGCACACAGCCCCGCCAGGTCCTGAGGATCGTCGGGAGGGTAACGGAGTAGGCGCAATGACGGATTTTGAGACCTTGTTGTTGCAGCGTCTAGAGCAGATCGATCGCAAAATTGGCGCCCTTGATGACAAACTCGAGCAGGGCCTCACGCGCGCGTACTCCAAAATTGCCATCAACACGGCTCAGGTCGAGCGGCTCGATGAGCGCAGCAAACGCGGGCGATGGGCGCTATACGTGGTCGGAAGCGTAGTCGGCCTTGCAGGCGCCTTGTACGCATTCTTGGACCAACTTTCGTGATGATCTACTCGGAGGCAACGCCATGAAGCAATTCACCCTCGATCTCCTCTCGCCGGGGCGCCGCAAAACGGTGGTGCTCGGGGCACTCATGCTCTTGACCGAAGTAGTCGGGGCCGCGGGCCTGTTCACCGGCGCGCTGACCGCTGAACTGTTCGTAGATTTGAGCAAGTACAATCTCCTCTACGGAGGGGGCCTGCTCGGCGGCACGAATTTTCTTGAGCACGTGACCAAGATGCACAAAGGCCCTGAGGCATGACGCGCTGGATCTGGATTGCACTCGGGCTTCTCGGGGCCGTCGGCACGGTTAGCGGCATGATCTGCGCTCGACAATCCGAGTCTAACGACAACAAACGCCAACGGATTGAGGCGCAGATAGGCCGCTCCCGGGCCGAGGCTCAAGTACAACGACTCGAGATTCAAGAAGAAGCCCGAACGACCGCACAAGTACAAAAAACGAAGCTCGAGATCCGAGCTCGGAAAGTGCCAGAGGTGACTCATGATCGTGCTGCTGATCTCGCTGCTGTCGCAAATGCTCTCAACACCGCCCTCGGAATCAGCGAATAGCTATTTCGACGCCGATTGCTGGACCGTCACGCTCCCAGGTCAGGCGCCCGAGAATGCAGAATCCGGAGCACATCTCAAGCTCATTCGGCCGACCTCGGAAGGCCTCTTGGTGCCGCTCGCGACCGGACGTGAAATCCTCTGGCGCTTGAAGTGCCTCGAGCTCTGGCCTCAGATGGCGCAAATCAAACTCAACGAGCAACGAGCTCTGGCCGATTTTGATTTCGAGGTCGAACGGCGTCTGGTGCTTGAGCTTCAGACCGAGGCTTTGAAGCCGCCACCCAAGCCTTCACTTTGGGATCGTTTCGGCTGGCATGCCGTAACTTTCGGCATTGGCATGCTGGCCGGTGGTGCGATACTCTACCTGCTTGTACACTAGGAGGTGCCACATGTTCGTTTTTGGAGCGCGCTCTCTGCGCAAACTTGATAAAGTCCATCCCAAGCTGATCCTGGGTCTCAGCCGAGGTCTGCTCTACACACCGTACGATTTCGCCATAGACAATGGTCTGAGGACGATGGTTGAGCAGTACGAGTATTTGGCGGCCGGAAAATCCTGGACCCTCAAATCCAAGCATCTGGTCCAGCCCGACGGCTACTGTCATGCGGTCGATATCCGTGCAGTCGGTGACCTGAACGGCGACGGCCATGTCGATCACACCGACCGGTCACGGACATGGGATCGGAAGATCTACACCGCCATCTGGGCGCAGGCGCTCTTCAAGGCCTTTGGGGAGCTCCGGATCGCGGTGCGCTGGGGCGGGGACTGGGATTGTGACGGTGACACCGGCGACACGAAGCACTTCGATGGCCCTCACATCGAGCTGATCTAGACACTGACCTGCCCATCTTGTACATTGATCGGGACTGGGCCTTACCTCACACGGAGAGACACCGATGCGTTATCTTGTCTTTGTTCTTGCCTGCTTGCTGACTTCTACGGCCCTTGCCGAGACCCAAACCGTCAAACAGGCCCGGCTGCGTAATGCGCTGCGGGCGACCGGGATGGCCGGCACATACGCGAATCAGTGCCTGGCCGGATTCGCGAATGTTTACTACTACGACACCTATGTCGAGCTCGCGGCCGCGACCCCGACCGAGGGGGTGTTCGGGTGGGCCATCGACACCGATGCCATGTATTACTACACCGGCTCAGCCTGGACGGCGCTGCTCAGTGCCTCGAGCGCGGGGCTGCTGGGCACCAACGGGGGCACCATTGGCAATGAAACCAACAACGTATGGACCGTAGCTGAGAACGGCGAAGATTTCACTGTCACCTTCGCGGCCAATTCTGCCACGTTCGCGAGCGGAACCGGCTCCTTGTTCACATTCACGCCAGCAACCACATTCTCTGGAGACGTGAGCTTCGGCGGAGGCGCAGGGGCTTTGAATCTGTCAGGATCCGGGGACTCAACGATGCTCGTCGCCGACGCGGACGCGACCGCTTGGTGTGCCGGCGCCACCGGAGCCCTGGATCTGGTTTGCTTGGATACGACCGACGCAAGTCCGGCACTCGATATCAAAGGAGTGACAACTCAGGTCGCCTTGCATGTGGATGTTGGGACAGCGCAATTTGACGAAGGCTTCACCAGCACCGGGGATATCGTTCTCAATGGCGGGGCGGGCGGACTCAACATGTCGGGATCCGGTGACTCGACGATGCTCGTGGCCGATGCGGACGCAACTGCCTGGTGTGCGGGTGCAACCGGTGCACTGGATCTGATCTGCTTGGATACGACCGACGCAAGTCCGGCGCTGGACATCAAAGGCGTAACGACTCAAGTCGCCTTGCACGTGGATGTTGGCACCGTGCTGATTGATGAAGATCTCGCCGTGGGCGGCGGGGCCGGGGCTCTCAATGTAAGCTCAAGTGGAGATGCGTCCATGCTTGTAGCCGATGCGGACTCGACCGCGTTCTGTACAGGCGCCACCGGAGCCCTGGATATCTTATGCATCGACAGCACAGATGCCAGCCCGGGGGTGGTTGTCAAAGGGCTCGCCAATCAGACATCGTTTGCTGTCTCGGCAGGAGACGCCACGTTCGCCGAGGATGTGACAATCGGCGACGGCACGGCGGCTACTGATTTCAGTCTGACTTTCAACGGCGAGGACAGTGATGGCGTTTGCACGTGGATGGAGGACGAAGCTCTGTTCGACTTCGACCACGGCCTGCAAATCGACGGCTCAAGCACGATCGGTGATGGCACCGCGGCCACTGACTTCAGTCTGACTTTCAACGGCGAGGACAGTGATGGCGTTTGTACGTGGATGGAGGACGAAGCTCTGTTCGACTTCGACCACGGCCTGCAAGTCGATGGCTCAAGCACAATCGGTGATGGCACCGCGGCCGCTGACTACACTCTGACTTTCAATGGAGAGGACAACGACGGTACGATTACGTACATGGAGGATGAGGACCGCTTCGACTTTGACAACGATGTCGTGGTGGGCAATGATCTGACCGTCACGGCAGATGTCACGGTCGCGACCTTGGATGCCGCGGTCCCTGCTATAGCGCTGCACGAGATTCGGTTCTGCGGCAATGGGCCAAACGGTAACACGACTGTCTACAATGGTCCCATCCTCGAGACCGACATGGACACAGACATGACCTTCGGGGCGGCGGGCTGTGATGCGAACGACAGCACGACAGAAACAAATGTCGACGATGCGCCGATCCCATTCGCGTACAAGCCAGTGGCAATGGCGTGTCTTCTCGCCGCCGGGGGAACGGACGATACAGTGACGTTCCAGTTGCGCGAGGACCAATCGGACGTGACGGGCCTCACGTGCAACGTGGTCATGGACGGGGCGAATGCACAGCAGTGCGTCGTGAGGCTAGCGGCCCCCGAAACGGTGGCCGCCGGAAGTCTGATTGACGTGTCAATGGTCGCTACCGACGACAACCTCAGCGCCATTGATGCCGAGTGCCGGGTCTTCGTGACGTTCTGATCGTGCCTGTACCCACTCCTCTTCCTCTCGATCCACGATCTCGCTGAAGTGTACATCACATAGGTCCCGGCCGCGGAACGTGACCGTAGCTAGCCGGCGGCAGCGCGGGGCCTGACAGACGCACGGTTGAGAGGGGTTCAGCATGCCTCATCCCAGCGAATGAAGAGACCGAAGTGGCTGTCACCGTAGCTGTGCCTCGACAAGATCAGACAATATCCGTCCCGCTCCATGGCCGCCCAGGCTTGTCTCAGTTGCGCCCCGTACCGTTCAGAATTTGGTACCACCACAGTGCAGGACATCTTGCCTTCAGCGGCTGCGCTCACGATAGCGTCCTGCCATGTGCGCCAGAACTCGTTTTCGGCTGGATCACCAGACAAGAAATCCAGTGCGGTCGCGCGTGCTTCTCTTGCGTTCATGATTCACCTCACGCCGAAAAGGCGCGGCTTCCATTACACCGGTCTCGCTTGCTGCGGGCGACTTGATTTCGCTCGCTGCGCCACTGGGAGGCCTCCTGCATGCTCGTCCAGTACTGCTGCGGGACGCGCGCCTTGCAAAAAGGTACCCACCGTCCGGCTGCATCATTCACGAGTCCAGCGCGCAGCTTGGCCGATACCAACTGACGCTTGCATCGACAGGAACCCTTCGGCTTGTCTGTTTTTCGTCCACCGCGAATCACTGCCATGGTGTCTCCGTGGGCAAGCTCGTCAGGCGCGGCATGCCCAGGCCGCACGACCGGGCGGACCCGGTTTCGCTTCAGTCGGTCACCGAGCGCCAAACCACTCGATAGCGGACAACGACAGTGCCCAGATACGAGCAGCAGTCACAGACGCCGCCGAGCTCATTGATGTGCCCGATCAGCTCCTGGCAGCCGTGGTCGTCTTCAATCAAGACACCGGCCGCAGCTAGGTCGGCTTTCTCAAAATCTTCGAAGGTGCCTTCGAAGGGGATCCATTCCGTTTGGTTCATTTGATCTCTCCTGTTGATGGTAGTGCCGAGACAGCGCCAGACAGGCTAGGACCGGCCGCGCTCTCTCGAGGCTGCCGCTCATCGCTCCCGGCGAGTGCTGCCAGAGCCTCACGCAATTGGTCCTCGTATGCCGCGAGAGCCTCGATGTCGTCGGATGCCCATGCGGCTGGGTCGTCGCCGACCAGGCAGGCGTCGCAGTTGCACGGGATGGATCCGGCGCCCACGCTCAGTAGACGGCGGTTGCCGAGACGACGATCATTGACGTCGACGTCGTGGTAGGTCTCGATCTGGCCATCACTGTTGAGCTCAACTCGGTAATACCCGGGCTGGTGGCTCATGACCGAGATCTCGCCGATGAGTGCGTAGATGATGAGTGGGTCGATGTCCACGGTGATCTCCTGTTGATGGCAGTGCTGGCTCGGGACTACTGCTCCGCGGCCCAGGCGTCGCGATACATGCGGGCAACCTCGGCCCGGGCGCTCTCCTGGTCGTGCTCGCAGATGGCATCCTCGATCGCCTGCGTTAATGCGTCGTCGTCGTTTTGATCCGCCGGATCCGAGATGATGGCGTCGAGCGCCACCTCGCACACCGCGACCGCCCCAAGGTCTCCAGCCCTGAAGGCTTCCTTGGCGAATTGGCAGATCTGCTCGTCGGTGATGGTCTCTCCGGTCAAGGTCTCGCGCCAGTCAGATGCCTGCTCCATGCGCTGGGAGTCGAAATCCGCATTGGCATCCACGCGCAGCTGCTCGTAGCGAGCTGCCTCCGCCTCGCTGATGACTCGGGCACACTCGGCGCGGGCCTCAGTGACTGTGCTTCTATCTGGCAGACAGCTATTGATTCCGAGGGCCCGGAGGCAGAGGGCTACCTGCTCGAAATCTCCCCTTTCGGCTGCCGCCCGCTTGAGCTGCTCGATCTGGGTGTCAGTGATGTTGACGATTGTGGTCATCTTGGTCTCTTGTTGGTCTTGATGGGTGCGATCTTGCCGGTCTCCAGGGCCACCGCGTAGTCGAGCAGCGCGATCCGCTCCTCGAGCGTGGCGGCCGTGCGGGCGGCGCGGCGGGCCTGCTTGGCTTGCTGTGTGGTTGTCATGAGATCTTGCTCGCGACCATCGGGTCAAGAGGATGACCGTACACATCGTAGGACCGGCTGTAGTCGCCCAGATCTTCCAGCTCGGCGACCTTCTCATCGCGCGTCATCTCGCGAGCGGCGGCTTGCTCGCGCTCGTGATGCGTGGCCATGTCCTGCACGCGGGCATCCAGGAGCTTCGCTTTCTGGGCCTCGGTCAGCTGCTTGCCCTTCGGCTTCCGGACCAAGCGCTTACCCTTCGCCGCCATCTCGTGTCCGGACTCGTCTGTCACGACGCCATCCCAGATGCGCTTGCGGGCCGACGCCACATTCAGCCCCTCTATCCGCGTCCCATCAGCCAGTGTCAGCGTGTAGGTCATCGTCTTCCCTTTGTTTGCGTTCATGACCTCTTACCATAGCACCAGCCGTGCCAATTCTGTCCGTAGCGATTACAGCCACATAGGACGATCACCTCGCAAATCTTGCATGCCGCTTGAGCCCAGACCGCGCAAAGTTTGCATACCGGTAATAAAATCAACAGGTTCGCACCGCGTCAATGCAAATATTGCGGACTTTGCCCGATCTACCTGAAATTACTCAGGAATATCAAAGGCCCTGGCGCGCCCTGAGCGCCTCCATGACATGCGAGATGGCTCGAGATAGCTGGAGATGCGAGCTGGCCGCTGAGCTCCGCACCAGAGCCTCTGGTGCAGTCTCATAGGCTATCTCTAGCTCGCGGCGCGCGTGGTACAGCAACGCCAACGCGCGTTGTAGGTCGGCGACCGATAGCGCCTCAGTGTCTCCCTCAAGGATTTGTAGCGCCGCAGCGAGATCGTCAGATAGGGTGTCCGTCATCGTCGACTCCGCGCGATCGGGCGATTGTACACGCGCACGCCCGGGATCTCGCACAATCCTTTCAGGGTCTGGACGACCTTGCCGATCTTGGTCATGTCCGGAGACAGGTACTCGCGCGGGATCACCGTCGCATCGAGGATCTCGAAGACCCAGTGATCAATGTACGTATCCTGGGTGCCCGGATCTACCGCAGCGGCCTGCAGAACCGTGTCCCGGATGGCGGTGGCACCCTGCTCAGCTGCGACCAGTGCTTGCTCCGCGGCGTGCACATCACCGGCCTGTTCGGCATGTGCCGCCTCTTGAACCAGGCGCTGCTGCCCCTCGGCTGCGAGTTGCGCCTCTTGCAGCAGACGTTGTTGCTCCTCGGCCACGCGCTGCCGATAGATATTCAAGGCGGCCGACCATTCGGCGTCAAGCTCCTTGAGAGGAGTGATTGTCGAGCGGAACCACCCGTTGACTGCCTTCAGGGCCTGGTTCAACGGACCAGTAGCCTCCTTCCGCTTGGCGTCCCAGGCTTTCGCCGCTTCTCTAGCCCGGCGCCGTTCATCTTCGGCAAACCGCGCTTCCTCAGGTGTCGTCAGCTCCAGAGTCTTGACCTCGGCGAGCTCGGAGACCGTGCGTTCGCGCACGATCTCGAGCTCGGCCATCTGTGCTGCCGAAATCATTTCTCCGGCGCCGAGCGTGACCGCGGGCGGTGTCTTGGCAGGGGAGTCGTACGACGACGTCTCCAGCACGACCCCACAGGCCTCGGCGCCTCGCGTAACCTCGGCGCTGTGCTTCGCACACCACCACAGGACATTGCCATCCGGCTGCGTGTGCAGACTGGTTGGGGATTGCGTGCAGCGAGTGGCGCAGCATTTTCCAGGGTCCAGGTTCTTGCGCAGTTTCATGGTTCACCTCTTCGAGTTACGCCGCGCCAGTAATTGCGCGGCCAGGACATCCTCACCGTAGAGCAACAGCCCGAGTGCATCCATCGCGTCGTGCGGTACTTGCGCGACAAAGCCTGTCCGTTGCCTGAGACGAGTATGATGGAGCGGCTTTGGTACTTGACCTTTCCAGGTGCTCGGGAGCACCTCCATAACATTGTACGTTGAGACAAGGGCTTCGAGGTTGCCAGCCAGGAGCGCGAGACGGACCAGATCGTTCGGATCGCCTTTTTGCCGTCGACCTTGGTAGACCTGCGGGACTTCAATCACCAAGAGATCGAAGCACAGGTCCGGGATCTCGCGCATGACCTCGCGCGCCTTGTCTCGGATGCCGCGCTGCAACGGGCGCACGAATGTTACTACTGGATCGCCTTCAGGGTTGTTCCAAGCGAGGCCGGTGCAGTTCAGCCCTGGATCAATACCGATGATATGCACGTCAGTCACCACGAGATCAGCATCGGAATTGAGGCGCCACGATCGGAAACTGCTTGCAAAGGTCTCACTTTGTAGCCTGCCATCGCTAGTTGATCGACAAGCATATGGTCTTGCGACATAGAGGCAACCACCGAAAATTTCCCGTCGAGTGCAGAACGGACTAGCGCCTGGTAAACCAGAGCACGCATAGCCGAATCAGCGCGCTCTCTTAGTTCAGATGCTGAATGCAATTGTTTTTCATCGAGACAGGTTGCGGCCATGTTACCCTCCTGCAGCCGGAAAAATCGGTCACCACGAGATCCGGATACGTGTCAGCCCTAGGGGCTGCACGTCATAGCCGGCAGTTAGGAGTTCTTTGATCACTGGATGCCCATCCGCTATCTCGACGACGACATAGCCTTGTGCCTTATGCTCATCGATAGCCACAAGAGCAACTTCTCTCTGCACCTGTTCCGTGCGGGCACGCATCTCTTCTACAGGAATAATTTCTCGCATGTTGATTTCCTTTCGTAGTGCCAAACTTTGTAGACGCCGTCTTCAAGGATCGCGTGAGCTTTCTTGGACCAGCAATCCATGACAACCGGTTTCGCATGTACAGGCACATCGCGAGTGTATGTATTATACGCCGTCACGAGCGTACTCTGAGTTTCGTGCGCCGCATCAGATGCTTGCGCTAACGGGGCCTCAATGATCACCTCATCATGGATCTCGTTGACCAATCGACAGCCATAGAGGGCCGTCCCGGGCAGATAACATTTCCTGGCCAACTCCCACAGCGCCGCCTTGAGCGCGTCCGCCGCCATACCCTGGAAAAAGGAATTTGCGGCTGCACAAAACGTGACCTGACCACGCCATCGCTTGGAATCGAAATGCTCGATCGTCGCGTAGTCTCGATCACCAACCAACCGCTTAACCCAGTCTAGGTAATCTCCGGCAATGTCTGGATATTCCTCGCACCACGAAGCATGCAGAGCACGGGCCTCATCCAGTGTGAGGATGACTCGATACATACCTTTGGCATAGCGGCGCAATCCGTTAGGGCCCATACCGCCCGGCAGACCGAAGTTAGCCGGCTTCGCGCGTTTCCTGAGTCCTTCAGCTGCCAGGTCTTCGGCCTTGATCCTGACTTCGAGCTCTTCATAGCTGCAGCGGGCGAGACGTGCGCCGAATTTCGTGTGAGGATCGATGCCGGCGTTCAGAGTGTCGGCCAAAGTAGACCTGCCAAACAGATTGATGCAGCATTGTGCAAGTGTATGCAACTCAGCACGGTCGACGTCGCACGCGATATAGACCCAGCCAGATCTGGGCACAAAACACTCGCGCGAGCCTTCGATCGTGCGGACGTTCTGGACATTCGGGTTGGAGCTGCTTGTGCGCCCTGACTTGAGCAGCACTTCATAGCGTGTATGAATAGGAGCATCAATCCCTTGTTCGATCGCCTTGACGAACCCCGACAGAAGATTGTCCATTTTTGCGTACTCGGTGTACTTCTCCAGCGTCGGATCGTCTGCGTCAGCACAGGCCTCCTTGTCCGTCGAGATGAATTTGGGATCACGCCATGGTCCGCCGTTGTATTGGGTCTCAATTCCCTTCGGCGAGAGCTTCAACAGCTTCCACGGGTCCTGTCCTGACTCCGCGCGCTGCTCCGCATCTCGGAGCATGGATTCTTTCGTGGCTTTGATGTTGCGGGAGATGCCAACTATGTGCTTCTCCTTGCCACGTCCTCGGTACTTGTGCTTCAGCAGGCCGGCCTGCAGTAATTCTGATTGCAGACGATCGATCGTACTCTCCGCCATCGCACGTAGGCGCGCGCAGCCCTCACGGCTGGATCGCAAACCCCACGCCGACATGAGCCGGAGCACGAAATCAGCTCGGCACTGTCGATACTGATCCGCAAGGACGCAAAGACGATCTATGGCCTCAAGCTCTCGCTCCTGTACGTTGTACATGGCCAGTGTGATCACAGCATCATTGGCGCTGTACTCGAGGGCCTCCTGCGGCCAGTGGTCCAAAGGCAAATGGGACAACTCCCAGTACCGCAGGCGCCAAGTATCCTCCTTCGCGACATACCGATCCAGCAGGCGCCAGGCCAGATCTTGCATACCGTACTTGCCGTGCGCGTCGTAGCCTTCCGCGATGTCGATCAGTTTCTGGCGAGTCGCGACGTCGGTGATCCGATCATTCTCATACGCATCGAAGACAAAGGGAAGCAGTGCCGGCCGCGCCTCGCAAGCCACAGCAAGATCGAAAGGCGTGTTCAGCCCTGCGATCTTGCCGTCGCCTTCGAGATGTTGTTGCAGCAGGTCAAGTGCTGGCTCGACGGAGTAGACAGCACCCTCACCGAGCGGGCACGGGACTATGACCCCCGTGCCCGCAGGCGCAACAATGCCCTCGCCTTGAAACCGCGCCGCCGACATGCATACAGGCGGAGGTACCTGCAGGCCAGGCTCGATCAACGCGGTTTCAAAGTCGATGGCTAGCATCTGATCGACTCTCAGAATGCGATCTCGTCGTCGGAGACGGCCGGGGTCCGAGTACTCCGAGATGCCGAGGTCGCCTCGATGATTGGGCCCCATGTGTGACGGGTCCGTCCCTTGCTGCCGGGTCGGCTCTTCGGGCCCGGGGGCACATGCACACAGTTGAGCCGGATCAACAGCCCGTCACAGGGCTGCGTCGGTCCTACGATCTCCTCGAGTGCCTGCTCCCAGAATCGGTTGTTGGCGATGCTTTGGGCCAGCGCGTGGTTACCACCGGCCTGGGCCAGATCATCGGCAGCCACCGGCTCCACGTACGTGTCTGGATCATCGATCGAAAGCACGGCCGCCGCGAATGCCTTCATGTCCGCGAGCTGGTAGTGCGGAAATTCTTGATCGCGTGTCAGGACGTATGACGGCTTACTGCCCGGGCCTCGTGTCGCGCAATCACTTTCAACAACCTCCGTTTCCACGATGAACGTCGGCCCCTTCCTCGTTGTCTTGTAGTCGATCTTGCCGAGGCGCACGACGTAGTTTCCAGGCTCGAAATAGATCCCGCCCTTGTTGACCTGCACATCGGCCAGTCCTGCGAATCGTCCACGTTCCATGTTCTTGCTCCTGTGATGAGGCGGTGCCTCGTTGTTATGCTGTCCAGCGCATGTGCTTTTGCCATGCGCGTATCAAAAGTGTCTCCTGTCAACCCTCTTTCACCCATTGCCCTACCAGAAATACAAAACCCACGGCTGAGGCAAAAAGCACGCCATAGCCCGGCCATGTGTCGATGGTGTGCGCCAGCGCTCCGCAGAAAAACGGCACGCCTACAAAGACAAAGAACAAAAACCAGGCCAGCAATGTTTTCATAAGTCACCTCCTAAACGCGCTCGGATCAAACCGCGCAAACCGCGGAAGACCCGACGCTTTGATCTCCTGATCTGTAAATCTATCATCTTCGCCCTCAAAAAAGCGAGCATTATTTTTACACCAAAGCGGATTTCCGGCGGCGTGTAGTGCTTGGACTTCCGCCTCGCTCAGCACGTCGACATCGGCGAAGTTGAGTTTTTGTGCCTGCTGCATCGTACGCTCTACGTACTCTGCATCGCGCCTGGCCTGCCGGAACACGTCCCATTGCTCATAGCAGCACAAGAGCACGTCGGCTGTCACCTCATCAGCCTGCTGCCCATCCCTGTGCGTACGGCCTAAGAGTTGCTCCCATACATCACCTCCTGGCGGAGAGCTGACGATCAGGTTAGCGCCGAAGTGCTGCAGGTTGCGACCCTCGCTGTTCGCCTTGATTGAGGCAATGCAAGTTTCTTTCTCACCCTCAATCATCTTGCCATCGCAGAGTCCCTTGCTACCGTAGTACGGCAGACCCGCAATGTCAGAGAGGCGTTTGGCGAATGCAGTTTCATAGCACCAGATGATTCCGGTATTGCTCTCGGCCCAGCGCACAACCCACTGTAGGCATGCATCATCAATCCATTCCGCCACCGTTGTTGGCTTGTAGCTAGGCTTGATCGCGCGCCAATCGGCCAGTGCTTCCTCAGCCCACGGGATCCGGCCGGCGTCGATTGCGCGAGTAGCGATCAACGGAGATTCGAGATCACGAAAATCGCGCAGGATCTGACGGAGTGTGGCTGCCCAGATCTTGCGCAAGGTGAGCCACTCGCGCGGAGGGAGCGGATCCCACCTGTAATAAAACCCCTGGATGAGCTCACGCGCGTGTCGCCATAAATCTGCCGGTGACTCAACAGGATGCCCATCCGGAAGCTCCCAGGAACCCCGGAGCTGTGCGAATGCATCTACTACGGTTCGACCAGGCTCGAAGCCGTGCCCTGTGATTTGCAGGGTCATGGCACCATCGAATATGTCATCCGTGCCGACCACACCAGGCGCTGTCAAAAGGCGCCGGGAGTACGCCTGTCGAACCACCTGCAACGACTTGCTCTTCGTAGGTTCCACAGCCAGCTCCGCAAGTTCTTGATCATTGCACAGTCGCAACAGAGCCCCTGGAAGAAGGCGACCAGTAGGCGCCACTTTCTCATCTAGTGCATCCGCCCACTCAGCCGCCTCACTATGCGATCGCGGTAGCGGCTGCAGCTGATCAGGAACAGCCCACATGGTCCGATGATGGTACTCGAGGATTGATCGTTTGGTCATTGTGCCTGACATGTCGATGTAGCCGGCATCCGGGTTTGTCTTGGTCAAGTATTTGTGCATCCGGATTGTGCACGCCGCGCGCGGGTTTTTGAACTTTTGGCTCTCATCCGAAACAACCAGATCAGGCCTGAAGGCATTCAACTCCGCGATGCCTCGATCACGAGCCAGGAGCTCGTACGAGATCAAGTGCAGTCGGGCCGGTGCCCGCCAGTGCCGTTTGAGCATTGCAAAATCGCGCAAGGTCTTCTGCTGCAGTTTAGCCGGCGTGACAATCAAGGCCTTCTTGGCCTCGACCACCGAGGGCGCCAAGAAGGAGACGAGCGTCTTACCGCCTCCGACGCGAATGTTGGCGATCATGCCACCATAGTCGTGGATGCATTGCAGTGCTGCGATCTGCACCGGGCGCAAGTGCATGGCGCCGGTCCCACCGCAGGCACACGCCTCACGCGCTCGCTGACACTCCGCGCAGTGCCGCTGGATCACTTCGTGACCGCATCGGGGTCGGCAACCGTAGCGGGGCGGCAGGGCGTAGAGTGACTCGAGGAATTCCCCGATCCCTTGGATCTGTGGATCATCCTGCCATCGATACGCAGGGAGAGCCAAAATGCGATCAAGCTCGGCTGAATCCTTCACTCCACCGCGGTGGAAGAGGGAGGTCAATTTGCCGGGCAGCGGCATGGCTATGCTCTCTGTACCCAACAAAAGCCGGAACCCTGGCATGCATTGCACGGGACGTATGCCTGCCGTCCGTGATGCCAGCTCATGCCATACCCGCAGCAACAAGGGCAAGTGATCTCAGCAAATGGCATATCCACTGTATGAGGATGGCCCCGCAGCCAGGCCACAACTTCCGCGGCAGTGTGCAGAGAATCATCTTTCATCTCACCGATGCCTGTTCCTGGTAGTACGGTGTCCCGTCGATCGCTCGGCGTAAGATCCCGGTGGTGAACCACTCGCGATGCGGTCCATTGAAATTGTATCCATCTGGTTCCCAGCCCCAATGAGGGAATTTATAACACGGCGGCAACGGCTCCTCTACAAGCACAATCCTCACATCGCCATTCGTGAAGAAGAAAGGGGCAGGCACTAGGGCTCCAACAGTCGAACAGCACGAAGCCGCACGCGTCGTTTGCGTGGGCCGCATCTGGCTCCCACTACGAACTCGGCGGTTCGAGCCGCACCGTCACTCCGCCCTGAGATGCGGACGGTCTCGCCCGGACGAAACATCGCCCCGGCGAGCGGCTCAACCACTAGGACATCCCCGCGGCGTTGGATGATAGCGGCGCTCCGCCCGTCAGCGGTTGCTAGCATTTTGTAGGAGGTCATTTTTCCCACACCTGCGCATGGCCGTGCTTGGCCAATCGGTTCCGGAAGGCGGAATCAGCAGCCCAGCGGCCGTCAAGCACTAGTGTACTCGGGAAGGTAGCGCCTCCGGAGTGTTTGTATTTCTCGCCTTTGCGTTTGGCCTCGGCTCGGAGAAACGCGATCTCCTCTTTCGACCGGATGAATTTAACCCGCTGCCGAAGTGCTATCGTCGTGCACGGAAACTCCGGGGCCGGCAAGGCCCGGAAGTGATCCTGCTTGAAGACCAGGAAACCGCCATGAGCCCCTCGAAAGATCGCGTCCTGCCACACGCGCCAGAACCATTCGACTCGGGTGCGCGGTCCTGGCGGATTGCACCACAGCACCGAGTCCGAAGATACAGGCACCTGCGGCGGGCACGGATCTGCCTCAGACCAATAGCGCATGGCCCGCACAATCTCCTGGTGCTCCTCGCATGAGGCAAGATCATGTGTGAAAGGGCCGTACAGATCCCGGACAATCTGCAGCACATGGTCTGGTGTGCCCCAGTTGTCAGAGTACATGCCTCGAGCGCGTGAGGTGTGATCTGAGGGCCGGGTCATAGCGGCAACCAATGCGCAAAAGGGCCTGGAGGATCGGGAGGGTCCTCCCATTCGTCCGAGGTCACCCCTCGCAACTCCATTTCCAAGAGCATGAGCGCTGACCAGGCCATGTGGGCCAGATGCGGCAGACGGCTGCCTTCATTCCGCCGCGCCTCAGGGAGCTCGTCACCATCACGGACAAAGCCGAGCCGCCGCAGCTGAAGATGCCGCCACAACGCATCTTCGTAGTAGTGCATGCCGTCGGCTCGCGCTGACTGCCAGTTGTTGGGCCCGTGTTTGCCCTCGCCGTACATACTGACTTGATGTACGGCGGTTAGTGCGCGTCGGAACGGCTCCGATTTCTTCGAAGCCGCAGCGATCTTGGAATCGACCTCTGGCTTGGGCTCGATCTCAGGTGCATCCTCACACGGCTCCCAGCTATGGTGGCCTTGATCATTGCAGCCCGGCGGGCACACGCCTCGGCGGTATCTACATGTCTCACATGCGCGCACGGTCATGGTGCTCTCTCGCTTTCCTCGACAACGGCCCCGGTCGGACCAGAGCACAACACCCCGAACGCGCCCGCGAGAGCAGCGATCACGGCCAAATAGATGGCCCCTCCGATCACAGCTTTCCCAAGGGGCGTCAATACAGAATGCCACGTGCGTCTCATCTGTCACCTCTGGTTTCGGACTAGAACCCTCGCACGATCAGATCGGCACACCGCAACAGCACATCCAGGCAATCGCGCACGACCGGATCTGCACTGTGCGCCACGAGCGCCCTTTTCGGCGGATCAGACACCAAGTGCAGTGCCAGCGCCTGAGCCATCAAAGCGCCATTGCCGCCGTATAGATCCGGAATCAGCCGGTAATCGTGGCTGTACTCATCCTTGAGCCCAGCCAGCACCGGGGATACATAGAAGGCGAATTCGATCCACGGTCGATTGGGCACGCAATCGATGTAGAGCTCGAACCCGGGAATGCGATTCGCCGCGGCCGGCCCCTGCGTGGGGACAGAGGCCGGCGCGGCCGGTGCTGCTGCGGAGGTGGACGCAGGAGTCACCGCAGGAGCTGCGACAGGCGTTGCGGGCGCCTGCGCAGCAGTTTGATCCTTCTTGGCATCGACACAGGTAGCCCCCTGCACAGGCGCCTGTGCAGGGGCTGCCGGAGCCGCAGCCGCGCAAGCTGCGGCATTTTTTGCTTTCAGGGCTGCCAGCCGCTCCAGCGGCCCGGCGCTCTCAGGCGGATTCAACCCGACCGCTGGAGCAGCCGACGGCGCAGGGTCGACAGAGGCGACAGGCGCCGCAGCTCCTTCAGCTCCGGCAGCCGGAGCTGGTGTCTGGGTCTGAGCAGCCGCGGCCCGGGCCGCGGCCATACGTTCTTTCAACGGGCTAGTCATAGCGAATAGACTCCTAAGTTGTGCTCCAGCGGAGCGATCACAGATCGACTCGTACGGACAGCCCCCGTACTTACCACACGAGGCATAATTCGCCTCCAGGGTGTTCGGGTGCGGGGCTGTGTGTCGCAGTTCTTTGAGCTCGCGCGCCTCACTCACAATACGTTGCCAGGGCTCAGCGATGGTGTCAATGGAAAATTCACACTCGGTCAAAATCGATCGCGGCCTGTTGGTGCGATAGTAGATCCAGCGATCGGTGGCTCTCGAGCACCCGAAGCGCTGCATGCCAGCCACCGCATAGATGATTCCTTGAGGATCTTGCTGTAGATCCTCGGGCGTGAGGGCGTACTGCAGATTGCTCGTGGTCTTGTGATCCCCTACGATTACCGTATCATCTTGCTGATACAAGAAATCGATGAATCCACGGATCAATAGATCATCATCGATTGGGATCGTGAACTCTTGCTCGCACCGGGCAATCCCAGGTGCAGGTAGATGCACAATCCCTGGGAGCACGATCGCTACAATTTGATCATGGCTCCAGCGATAGGTTTTTTGCGGGGTACGGATCTCCAGGGCCTGGCCTGGCCCTTTTGGCAGCCAGCCGGTCCTGAGGTAGCGCTCGAGCACTTTATGGATACCAGTACCAAGCTGCGCCTGACGGCCGGGCGGATCAGCTTTCTTGAGAATATATTTGAATGCCCATTTGCGCAGACAGTCGCGCACGAGTTTGATCTGGCTCGGAGAGACTTTAACAAGCCCTTGCACCGGAACGGTTAGACTGGGCGGATCTCCCCACTTGCGGCCTTTTCCCCAGGTCATCGGCGCGCCTTTTTGGTGATCTGATCCAGTGCTCGCCAATTCTGAGAGTACAGGACTCCTACCAAATGGCACATGAGCTCCTCATGCGATCGTACCGACGTCAGCAGATGGATTGCCGCGTGCATGGCCTCATGAGCCAGAGTAGACCGCAGCATCTCCGGCGACAGGCCAGCACTTACAACGATCTTCTGAGCCTCGATGTCGTACCAGCCCCAAGCGCTTCGATCCAGCATGCTCCGGCGTGACACCTCATACACAGGCACTGTCACACCAGCAAATTGAAGCTCTCCGAGTCGGCGCATCTACTTGACCACTTGCGCCGGGCGGATCGCCGGGCTATTGACGGGCACCACGCGGCTGCTGCCGATAATGCCACACTCGCGATCCCATACATCAGCGCGCAACTCATGGTAATCCCAATGCCATGTACTCAGCCACGCGCTGTTTGGGGTAGCCGACCGTACAGCCTCGACCACACAGCCAGGTTTGATGATGTACCGCTCCCTGTGTTGGTGCCCAGTGTAGATCTGGCGATAGTACGTGTCGCCCCAGTCCTTGGCGTAGTGAGCTGACAGCATGCCAGGGATATTCTCGGGCTTACCTTGATCTCCGTGCGCCGCTCCGATGAGACAACGGCCATAACGCACGGCCTGGATCGCGGAGGGATCAATGGACACGTTTACACGTGGCTCATCCCGGTACACGGCATAGAGAGCCGCCGCCAGCATTGCCCCTGCGCCTCGATCATGGTTGCCGGCCAGGCAATAGACATAGACCTCTTCATGCTTCTGGAGCAATCGATCCACAAAGTACAAGAACATGCGGATCCCTACCTTGCAGAGCTTCGGCCACCGTCCATCCTCATCCTGTGGCGTTCCTTTGGTGGTGCTCATATCCGGGCCGTCCACGTTGAAGTAGTCGCCAAGATTGACCACGGCTGCTTTTTTTGTTCGTGGCGTGCTCTGGACAAGACGATCGAACATGTCCGTATACCGGGCCTCAGCGATACTCAGGTCGAACGATTCACCGGTCTCGGTGGCCCAGGCCAACATGCCGATGTGCGCATCCGCGATCTTGTACCAAGTGAAGCGGTCCTCGAACAGCCCAACGGGTTTGTGCAATGGAGCCAGGCGTCGCGCTGATGTATCTGTGATCTCTTCGAGTGCTTCCCGCAGGAGCTCGAATTGTTGTTGTCGGTCCGCAGATGTTTTGACCCACGTTAACACGACCTCACCGTCCGCATTGAGGCAGGTCGAGACACCACGAAGGTGGTACCCAGACGGAGCAGCATCGGAGTGTAACGACGGCTCTGCCCGAGCTACTCGCCGAGCTAGCCCGCGCAGTGTCTTCCCTATGACATCACGGCTGACCTGCAGAGCACTCTCGGCCGCTCTGATCGATCCGTGCTTCATCACCGCAGCGAGGTACTCTTTCTGTCTCTCGGTAGCGTACTTGAGGTAGAGAGGATTGGTGTAGTCCATCAACTACCTCTCAAAACGTGACCGGTACTGCTGCAGCCACATCATCGCACCCGCCAGCGAAGACTCCACATGAACTCGTGGATCAAAGTAGAACGGCGAATCTGGGAAGCTCTTACCGTCTGGCCACCTTTCACCAACCAGCAGAACATGCTTGCCGAGTCCGAGAGCGTAACCCATCTCGGTATGAGCCCCAAGACGACCGGGTAGAATCAGCATAAGCAAGTCCGCCTCCCGCACCCCGCGCAAATCTCGCTCCGAGATCCAGGCTGGATCCGAGTCTTCATCCTCATCAGTCCAATCGCAGGTGATCTCCCATCCCGGTGGAAGCATCGAAACAGCTCGCCGGAATTCATCGCGGTTGTACCAGCTAGTGGCGATATAGATCTTCATGCGGCTCCATCCTCTCGGCCCATGTAGTAAGCCTGGTTGAGCAGTTCGTACAGATCCGATATGTCGAGCAATGTCTGACTCGCGGTGATCTCTTGCAGGCAAGCCAGCACTTTTGCGGACAACAAATCACATGCCCGTCGCACCAGCTCTTCAAGCCGGGATTTCTCGAGCCCAGAAATCCTCTTCGCGTCGTACTCGCGCGCCCGGCCCAAGGCATAGCACAGGCCAAAATACGGTACCACAACGCGCCCGTCAACACACACGTTGCCGCCGGTGTGAAAAAGAATGGCCCGCTGAATCTCCTGGTGCACGGCGCGCATAAAAGCCTCACGCACACGCAGCAGCGCCAGATCCTCGGCCGCGGTGGTGTACTGTTCGCCGTTGATTTCAGACATCGGTGCCCCATCGCGCATGTGTGGACGGAGGCAGACGCCGCAACGCGCGCGTCTCTCGCTCAAGAGCACAGAGGGGGCACTCGTAGTCACCGTACCAGATAGCGCACTCCTCACACCAATACGGCGTGAGCTCCCGACGATGCTGGCGCCGAGCGCGCAGCCACACCGTCACAAACATTAACACCCACGCCCACAGCAAGATCAAGAAAAAGACAAGCACGACCCGCCTCCTGCTCAGTTACGTCGAGGCGCCCACGAGTCAAAGAGCTCCTGCGCGATACGATCGCCCCTGCTAAGGCGATCCGTCGTCGCATAGTACCGAGCCTTGGACACAGGATCAATGCGATCCACCAAGCGCAACTTACCGTCCGGTTCAGCCCGCTTGATGAGACGCAGCCCTCGCATCGGGTACTTTCGGATGTACCCGACGTCAGCGAGATAAAAACGATAAATGTCCCCGGCCACGGTCTTTGCCACAACAATGCTGCGTCCGAACTCCTGTTGTTCGATGCTCGTCACCTTGGCCCGACGCCAATTGCCTGTCGCGCCGCGATCTTGGACACCTCCGGCGTTCCACCTCGAGTTGAATCCGTCCGGGGCGAGCTCGAACTCAATCACGTCGCCGGTCTGGAGGATCATTGGGTTCCCTCGTTCAGTTTCTTGCAGAGAGCCTCGAGCTCGGCGCGGCAGGCCTCGAACAGCTTCTTGACCAAAGCTTCGATCTCTGTGTCCCTGTCACGAATGGATACATTGCCGCTCAGTGTTTCAACGATGAAGGGCCTTGACTCCGGCGCTGCTTCGACCAACTCAAGGTAACCCGGCTCGCCGTAGCGAGCTCGCGGATCATCTGGCTGCGGCCACAGCCACCCGGCTACCCGGAAGGTATGGTTCGCTGACCTCATATCGACGATGCCTACTTCCCAGTGCCCGTTGCTGCCTTTCCCGCGTATGTGATCAAAATTCCATAGCGGCCTGTTATCAGTGCTGTACCACCTGACCTTGTCACCGACTCTGAACTGTCTCATGATCCACCTCTTGTGATTCCCCTCACAACGCCCCGCACTCGAGCGCCACGAAGCACTCGGCGAGGATCCACTCGTCGGGGGAAAATGGTCTCATACAAGAATATGGATCTTCCCGAGATTCATCTTGAAAGAGATCCCATGGGCAATCGCGACAACGATGCCCAACAGGTTCACATGGAAGAACCCAACCCGACAGGTTAGACATTTCTTCACGCACAGCCTCACGTACTTCATCGCTGTACGCCCGTTCTGGCATGTTCGTCATTTGATCCACCTCTGTGACAGGTGCCGCCGGAACCATCCAGACGCTTGCGGATGCCGGCCGCCGGGGATCATGGAGAGCATCTATGTATCCAGCATACACGGCTTCTCGCCCCACGTACAGACCCGGCACAAACATCCGCATGCCGCTCTGGTCATTCCGCAGCTCCAACCGCCATTGTGTGTGTTCAGGATATGCGATCAGCGACTGCAGCGCCTCTTTGACCGTGGCACCAACTGCAATCAGATCTAGTCGCCCAGGACATACACATCGGACCATGACCGGAGCACCTGGAGGGTCGCGTCGGATGATGTCAAGGGCCCCTAGCGCCAATGCTTGTTCTCGGATCGCGGCATCAATGCTCGCAAGATCCTCCGCGGGCGCTTCTGCTGATCTCTGGTCAGTCATTTGATCCACCTCTTGTGCATGATGACCTAACCGGCCATCGGTGTCAACCGTTTTCTTGTGCTCGCCAAAGGTCTGATCCCAGCGCCGCTGCAGCTCACGCCCGGGCACCTGTGCCGGGCGGCGCTTCGATCCTTTTCCGTTCATGGTGCTACCTCGTGAGCGCACTCCGAGCACCGTTTCCGACCTCCTGTCCAGGCATTATACGTAGGGTTCGGATCTCCAGGAAGCACCTCGATGTATGGGGGTATTGGCGCGGACTCGGACGGGCTAGTGTGCTTGCGGCTCTCTGTGTACAGACAGTGACCACACTCAAGCCACAGGAGCGCCGCAAAGCCGTAGGACGCTCGCATCGACCAGTCAATTTCCACCGCCAACACTTTCCGTAACGGACCCTTCATTCTCTCACCTCTCGTACTGTCGACACATGGCCTCGACTTGCTGCAACGCCCGATCCAGATCTGCGACAAGGCCATGGAGTTCATTTGCGGCCTTGAGCTGCTCCAGATCGATCACATACGCATCGACGCGCCCACGCTTCAGGTGTAGTTTCTGTCGTTTCTTCCCGACGGCCAATGACGCGATCGCTTTGCCGATCATGTTAGGGCTCGGCTTCCGGTAATCTGCCAGGTACGCGCTCCATTCACGAAATACAGCTTTGCCGTTGACGCGTAGCTCTCCGCGGGTAACCTCGATAGGTGCATGCTTGGCTACCACTACGCCCGGCTCGGCCAGAAAACTCAAGAGCCAGTGCAGCACATCACGCGCCGTTCCGGTATGACTCGACAGCGCGGCTCGAAGGGCCCCTTCCTCCTGCCGCACAGCAAAGCGTCGACCCGGATTGCGCACCTTCCAGTGCTCCGACAACCAGAGCACGTGTTGCGCCAGGTGTCGTTTATCGAGCCACTCTCTCTGGATCTCCGGCTGCGGATGCTTTCCGAGCTCCTCCGCGCCAGCATTCATGTCGATGTACACTAACCGTTCGGCGAACGCGTCTCGATCGTCCGGGCCCATGTCCTCGTTGGTCTCCAGCACATCGACCGAGTTGGCCGCCACAATCAATCGGAGGAACCCGTGGAGCTCTACTCGAGTACGGTACTTTTCATTCAACTCGCGCACCCGCTCGGTGAGGAACCGGCGCAGGAACGTCGTACCTTCTTTGCGGTACTGCGGGGCGGCTTTTTCATCCATGAGCACAATAGGGCAAGCGCACAGCGTCTTAGCGTTGAACTCATGGAAAGCGGCCTCGGCAGGGGCCGGTCCATGGGCATAGATCTGAGCAATACCATTCGCAAGTAGAGTTTTACCGGTGCCTCCTTTACCAATCATCACAAGCGCAGGGAGCATGAGATCATGGTGCGGCATCTGAGAGACCATGTCGATGAGGAAATCCCCACAGCACTCGAGCCACCGCTGGATCTCCGGATGCTCCGCTGGTTCAACTCGTGCCTCACCTACCTGCATGAGGATCGTTCTGCGCAGGGGATCCCACCCACCTTGCGGTCGTGTCAGATCGTAGACGACGGCATCGATGACTGTGCCATAATCATACACGAACTGTGCTGAATTTTTCTTCTGGAGATGAGGTCCGTTTTTGCCTTCAATCTCGAAGTTATCCTCGACGTGCCGCCCAAATACCGCCAGGCGATTACGTGCCGCGGGCAAGATATTCCCGATCTGCACAGGGCTCGGATCATACGTACCATTTGGCCTCAGGAAGTACACGTCCTTGTTGAGGATGGCGCAAGCATGCTGCCACCACTGCGGCCCATAGACCTCGGCAAGATGCGCGATCTCTTCTTCCGTGATCGTTGTGGTTCGTTGCCCTTGCGTAAGTTGCTCCGCCTTGGCGTCCGCTTGCTCTTGCGCCCAGGCCTCGGCATAGTCTTGACAACGCGCGATCATCCCCGAGAGCTCTTCGAGGTCATACTTACTATCCGGACTCACGAGATCCCAGCCCGGCGTCGCCTCGATGAACACTTTGGCGATATCATCTGAAGATGCATTCGGCCACGTGCGGCCGATGATGGTCGCCAGATCGTACAGCGCTTGGTTCCGCTTACCTTCCCCTACCGGAATGCTCTGCTGGCCTGTGAGGATGGCTTTGGCAATCGCGCCGCTGTTCTGTGTGCGCTGATAGCGTGAATTTACCCACCGGGAGGCCTGCTGCAGGATGGCTGTGCGATTTGGGGCCACGCCGTCACGCACTTTGCGCACCGGCGCTACCCAGGATCGCGACACAGCCCCAAGGTCTTGCCCAAAGGCTATGAGCTCGTCCGTGCACAGCGGCTCTCCCTCATTCAACCACCGAGCCGCAGATTGGCTATGTGAGGTCGGCGCGCTGGGGAGGTAGTACCCTCGCGAGGGAGGTTCCGCTGTGCACGGATCGATCTTTCCTTGACAGAGCTCCTGCATGGCTCGCCAGACCATCGGCCACTCGTCAGGGGCGTACTCGTCCGTCAGCTCGAAAATGAGCCGGTAGCAGCCCAGCTCGTGCTTCCTGGGCGTGAGATGGCTGTGGCTCGTGTGGATGATGCAGCTCGTACCCTTCAGCTCGGCCCACAGGGCCTCAGCTGCGGCCGGCTCAAGCTCGTCTACATCCGCCACGAAAATGCGCGACATGCGGGCGATATAATGAGCTGCCCGGTACCTTTCCGTCCACTCTGCAACGGGTACGATCAGATCATGGGCGGTTTTGTCGTCGTTGATTGAAAAGCTGGCATCGATCTGAGCAAAAAGCGCACGCATGTCGGGCACACTGCAATCGTGCAGAATATAAGGGAAATTGACGCTGTCGTTGATCGTAAACCGGATTGGGTCTGTCATCATGAATGCCTCACATAGCTGAGGATCACGGTACACGGCCCGGGGCTCGAGTGCAAGGCCAGGGTCCAATGATTTTGACCGTCTGGATGTCTGGACGTCCAGACGTCTACAGGTGCTCGCCCTTGAGCATGCGCCCGAACAGAGCAACGGGCTTGGTCAGACCTCCGCACAGCTGCTCAGCAGCAGCCCGGTCCGGACATTGGCCCTCGAGATGCAGCACGACCAGAGATGTGAGGATGTGCCAGTCAGACCACCCGATACGTCGGACACTTTTGATCCGACTGATGGCCTGGTGCAGCTCCTCCGGCATTTCGAATTGTCCTTTTCTCATATGAATGATCTCCTTTATATCACATAGTATCGTGCTGGTGCCTGCTGTCAAGCCCGGCACGTCCGTAAAACTCGGCAGGTTCTACCGCGAATTCGCGCTACTTTCGCACCGAGGCTGCGAAGAATTTTTTTCAACGATTACGGGCCGCTCTCTCCTATTTCGCATATTAGCATTAAATTTAAAAATAATATAATAGGTACGTGATCATATGCTATGGGAGAGAGGGAGCAAGAGGGGGAGAGACGGTCGACCTGCTGCGAACGGGCGAAATTGGCAATAGTTCAATGTTTCTGCCAGACTATGGTGCTAACCTATATGCTAATCGCTGAGAAAAATTAAGACAGTTTAATGTTTTCGCGGTGTTACAATGAAAAGCTAGATGCGAGGTGGCGGCAGGCCAGAGCCAAAATGCTTGACATTGCCTTGTCGTCTGGTACCATGCCCGGAAAGGAGGTGATCTATGCGGTGGCCGTGGATGATCGAAGGCGTTCGTAAAAGGTTAAAGATCTCAGAGAGATACAGGTCAACTTGGGGATGTAGACGTCAAGGCCTGTACAAAAAAGATTTTGCGATCCTGGGAGAGGCTGTGCTCATGTACGTGCTCAACCAGTCTTTCGATTCCGATACCTTGCATGCGGCAAGTCCGTTGGCGGCTGATATCTACCAACGCCTGCTTGCTGGGGAACAGGTACTCGAGCCCACGGCTATGGAGAAGGCTTTGGCAGAAGAACTCGAAGCCATCGGCGAAGCACAGCGACAGGCTCAGCATGAGAAGGTGCTCAGGATCTTCGGCGGACGCTCAGGCTCCGGAGGGCAATGATCGGAACGCCCCATGGAAGTTGAGAATGATTATCATAATCATTCTCAAGATTGAATATTTCAGGAACGATTTCAAGTAGATCGGGCAAAACCTGCAATATTTGCGATGACGCGGCGCGAACCTGTTGATTTCATTACAGGTCTGCAAACTTTGCAGAGTGATCCGTGCAGAACTTGCGAGGCGATCTTCTTAACTAGCTGGAATCGTTACAGATTGAGTTGGCACAGCTTGTGCTATGGTATAGGGTATGAACAACACAACAAGACAGATTGACTGGACGACGGCGGACGGTGCCACGGTAACAGTCACGATCAAGATCGTCACCTCGGAGACCATCAAGGCTGACGGGCAGTGCATGGTGGTTGACACATGCAAGTGGTCTGAGACCGTCCGCCGCGATGGCAACTACATGGGCAGCGATATCCAGCGCATGTCCCCGGCGCAGGTCGGGTTGATCGTGTGCACAGGACACTGCGGTCGACAGCCCATACCGGCCGATGTCATGGATCAGATCGATATCTACCGCGCCGAGCTCCGGGCCACTGCGCTCTGGACGGATCATGTGGCCAAGATCAATCAGCATCACTGCAAATGCGATGAGTACGACGCGTCCATCAGCCGCATCGTCAAGATCAACAGTGGCACCTACTAGCCGCTTGGGGGCTTACATGACTCAGCCTGTTGACGCCTGTGTTCGTTTGATTCTCTTCCGCGTGACTTGCACGTGTTGCGGGGCTGAGTACACTGCCGCAGATTGGGCAGGCCTCAACGACATCGGGGTCCAAGAGGTCCCGGGCGTGGCGCTCGAGCTGCGCAACTGCCCCTGTGGCACCACGCTCTCATACCTGCTCGCGGACACCGGCTACGGGATGGTGCTGTGATGTACGTGCGACCTATCCGGATGTACTTCGATGATTCCCGCGGTGAGCGCACAATGCTCGTGCATGTCTCGAAAAAATCTCGATGGCAACACACGGCCCAAGCCGTGACACGCTTGGCAAAGTGCCAACGCTGGGAGGTGGCTGGTCCGGGAATGACGTTGTTGCCAGGCGAATTTTACCCGACGTGGCTTGTGGATTGACAATCGTGCTCGAGTAGGGCACGCTGCTGGAAGAGGTGACACATGTGGCGACAGCGAATGAGATCTGCACGGTTCCGGGCCAAACGAAAAGGCCACTCGATCGAGGATATCCGGGACTACTACACAGCAGTTGAGAATCGGAAGGCGATCGCGCGAGGTCTGATGGACCCATCTGATATGCTGCGACATCAAGCGGTAGCATGGATGGGGTATGATTTTGAATTACGAGTTCTGCGAGTGAAGTGAGCATGCATGACCCAATACTCTCCGATCGGCCAACGGATTCACGCCGCAGAGCACCACATCGCCCATCTGCATCGACAGCAACAGATCGAGGCCGAGTATTTGGCCTTGGCTCTACCGCCGACGAAATACGAGACGCTTACGATCGAGACGTGGAGATTACCTATCACTGGTACTGCCCCGAATTCTGTGGTGTCAGTATGTCACCCCCAGGACCTGATTGACCTCCTGTGGCGACGCGCCGTATCGGCGATCAAGTTTTGGTGACGTGTGAGAGGGTGCGACCGTAAGGGTCAATCGATCCGGTGATCAAAACCTCTTGACAGCCGGATTGATCTTTGGCAGGCTGAGCAAGTGAACACGAAGCGCCCGAACCTGAAAGAACGAGCGAAGCAAGCGACAGAGCAAGCGACAGAGCAAGCGACAGAGCAAGCGACAGAGCAAGCGACAGAGCAAGCGACAGAGCAAGCGACAGAGCAAGCGACAGAGCAAGCGACAGAGCAAGC